CTTGGCTTCAAGACTAACATGGGTAGCAGATGATAGACCGACGGCGAAAGGTTGGGTTCAAGAACTTGGTTATCGGCACTACTACTACATTCAGCAGGTGTGGCACAATCCCACCACAGGCAAATACGCGTTCCACTCCGATGAATACGAAGCTTGGGACCCAGATACTGAGCCTAACCTGGGCATGTACGACAGTTTTGCTGAGATGCTGACGGGTGTAGCATCACGCTACAAGCATTTATGGTTGAAGTAGCACCCGTGACTCCTTTCTCAAGCAGTCGTGGGCACGTCGAGGTGCTGGATTGGTGGTCAGGGCTCGAGCTTAAGTATACCGACGAAGCTATGGACTGGGCCAGCCGCTACAGGCACTTGGAGGTGCTCCAGTGGTGGAAGCGGTGCGGCCTCGAGCTCAAGTACACCGACGAAGCTATGGTTGGGGCCAGCATCTACGGGCGTGTCGAGGTCCTCCAGTGGTGGAAGGAATCCGGCATCGAGCTCAAGCTCCCAATCTATATAGATAGTTCTGGGACTTTTACGCACTAAATAGTCTGAGCACAACCTATGGTTGGGACTGCCCAGACGCCTGGCATGGCGTTTTACCGCCATCAAGGATGGTCAATGCCAAAACTAACAACTACCACACTCGTGTCTCGTTCCACAACCAGTCGTCATGGAGGTTGTCATACATACCGTGGGTCGTCACCCACCCCTCTACCTACACTACGACCCACCCAGCGGGGACTACCTGGTACAAGCCGTAAAAATAGGTTCGTGCGTGTTTACACCTGACAATGCCCGGGAATGTATCGCCCACTTACCCGGCGGACCGCAAGCCTGGACGACCGAAGCATTGCCTAAAGACGTGGTGCATGTGTCACCGGACGATTCCGAAGCCAAAAAATGGCTGGACGATCTCAGACAGTTGCCCGGCTACACGCAGACACAACAGCGAGAGCACTAACTCGTTTTAGGGACTACGATAGTTTCTATGTGGACACACTTTGCCGCATCCTTCTTCAGCTATGTTGTAAAGGCCATGCCAAGCATTCCAGAAGCTATTCGAGCGAGATTCAAGTTTACAGCGAGGACATGCAAGTCTGTCGTCGTTTCTTGATCCGTCTCCAAAATCAATTCAACGTTGTCTATTCGTGACATGTTAAACCCACAGTGATACTTGTCATAGTAATCCCTGTCGGATAAGAACAATACCCACGCGCTGCACGGAACCTGCATTAGCTCTTGCTTCTCATATTCTAGCACTTCCGCAGTCTTGTGAACGACCGAATGGCCGTTCAGCTTGAGACAGACAGTCTTAAGTTTGTCCTTTACTGGTCCCCAAAATGCCAACTGCATCACAGGGTGGTTGAAGCATAAAGTGACTCGGGTTGTTCCTGGTCCAACCTTATCATGGCATGTCTGTACTTGCGATGTCATTATTGACCGTGTCTGTGGTTCAGCCAACTTTGTACGGAGCTCAGTATTGACAACGTAATTGTTTGCCCACAAGCGGCAAGGTACTGACCCTGTCCCAGGGGCTTCCTTAAAAATAATTCGGATAGTGACCTCGTGACATTGCAACCCAGTTAGTGGCAGCAGGTTGGTTTCATGTAAAGTGGCCAACGGCAAGGGCACGAAGGTGGTGTCTCCCACTTGACGAATCTGTTTGTTCCACAACGCAGCGACTGTCTCGATCGCCTCGTGAATCCCCGGGCCTTCGAACGAGTCTATGCTGTCACAACCCCCTATACCCAACCGAACAGAACATAGAAGGTCATTCAGTGATAGGCGCTGAGGGTTGTCCAATAGCAAAACGACGTTATTGATGGCATCGTAGGATCTGCTAACCGTGAAAGTCAGTGTTTTGTTGGTAATATTCGCTTTGCCGTTCAGAGGACCAAATTGAACGTTGTATATTTGATCGTACAAGATTGATCGTTTGAGGTCGTATGCCTCCTCATCGAGTTCTTTGAAAACCCTATCCTGTGCGCCGCGTGCAACCAAAGGTACCAACAGGTTCATCTCAGGCTCCATTGTCACGGTGGCATTGTCGCGTACCTTCTCAGGCTCGACAGTAGGGGTGCTTCTCCAAAACACCATCCTATGTAACTGTAGGATTTTCTAAGCAGCTATGAACGCGCTCTAGCTTGTCAGATTCAAGCCGTAGTTGGACACTTAAAGCCACGATGTTTGTTGTTGCGACGCTACACAGTTATGGTGGAGGTGTGGCGTCACATACCAGGTCATAATGCGTACGAGGCCAGTGATCTGGGCCGCATTCGAAACGCGTCTACACACAAAGTAATGAAGGCTAGCTCCACACACGCAGGTTATCTGAGAATCAGCTTTACAGTAGGTGGGATTCGGAAAACATGGGCGGTGCACAGAGTTATAGCAACGACATTCTTGCCCAGTCCCGAAGGTAAAGCGACTGTAAATCACATCAATCATGATAAAGCAGACAACCGAATTGTCAATCTGGAGTGGGCGACTGTCACGGAACAAAATAGGCACAAACGCAAACCGGCACATCAAGAACATTACGTGAACTCGACACGTTCTGTGTGGAAGTGTGACAAATCGGGAGTCAGGTTGCAGCTGTATCCAAGTCTAAAGTTGGCAGCGCTTTCAGTGACTGCATGCAAGGACGGTAAAACTAAAGTTTGTGCCGTAGCTCGAGGGAGTCGTATAACAGCGTACGGATACAAGTGGGAATATGACAGTGAAGAGGTAGTCGAAACAGAGGAGTGGAAGGACATTCCTCCGGAGCTTGTAAAAGGTGTCAATGGGTATGCCATATCGTCAGAAGGTCGTATTCGCAACCATAAAGGACGTATTGGTATGCCGTACTTAGGGACGGGTGGGTACAGATGGGTATCTGTACATCCTATGCAGTATCTAGCTCATATATTGATTGCAAGAGTCTTTCTAGTCAATCCTTTCAATAAACCTTACGTCAATCACAAAGATGGTAACAAAGGAAATCCTAGGGCGAGCAACTTGGAGTGGGTGACTGGTGCGGAGAACAGTCAACACGCACATGACACTGGCTTGAACAAGACAGGAAAACGTGTGCAGCAACTACAGCCGGACGGAACGATTGTTGCAGAATATGTCAACGTGGTTTCAGCGGGTAAAGAAACTGGAGTTGTACCCATGAAGATTTACAGAGCAGTCAAGAACAATAAACTGACTGCTGGTTTCAGATGGCTATATGTTGCAGAATGATCATGTCCGAGTTGTACCAATTGACCACCTGAAAGCATCCACAACGCTCAGATACCAGTTTCTGCTTACAAGCGGGATAGTAGCCTCCACCCTGTCTGACCGTGCCAAGTTTTTTTCATATTCTGTGATAGAATGATCACCAAGATCCAACAGCACTGGAATCTCTGGTAGTGTGTCACGTGGACCCAAGTGTAACTCGTACCCGACATGTGTGTAATCACAAACCGGTGGCAGTATTGCTGCAATAGGGTCACTGCAGTTCTTTACCCTAATGCGCAATTTGACACACTTGTTAAAAGTGTCCGCAAACGCCTTGTTGCCAACACGCGGGCACCCGTATCCGACAAAGTACACTTGACCAGGGTTGCTCGAACCGTAGTTAATGGCTGCTATTGTTCCGTTAGCTGAGCCTAGCGAGTGACCGACACACAGGAGGTTGCCGCCTTCTTTGAGATGTTTCTTGACTTCGGTGTCGAACATCGAGAAGAGGCCAATGAACTGTCGGTAAAAGCCGGAGTGTACTTTTACACCGGGGAGGGGTTTGTCGGAGGCGTCACGGAACTGTGTTTGGGTAATGTTTCCGTCGCACATAAAGTCCATGACACTGGAGGTGCCTCTAGCGACGATAGCCAGCACGGGTTTGCTGTCGAGGCCTTCGACGGGAGGCGCTTTGTATTTGAGGAGATAGCATTGAGCGTCGCACTTTTGGCACTCGACGAATTTTGGTACTTGCGTCACTTTGGACAGGACGGATTGGGGGGTGGTGGTTGTGGGGGTTTTCTGCACTTCGGTCCACTGCTGCTGTACGTTAGAGGGCTGACAATAAGCGAGATTGCTCAGCATGGCACAGTCCAGTAGCAGGGTCTTCAGATCTGCGTTCACGCCTGTGGGATACTGGACTAGAGACATTACAGCTATAGCTATGAAAAAACGTTTCCGGCAGAATGCATGTCTACGCATGATAAAACGACTTGTGTCTACACGCATACGGGTCAGCCATCATTGAGTAACTTCATGATCTCGTCAGCGTATTGTTGAGGCGTGAGGTTTCCTTTAGCTAAGACTCTCTCGAGCTGTGTCCTAGCGTTGTGCTTCGTGTCTGCTGTGGCGTAGTCTGCCGGTCCATCGAACTCGTCGTGTACTATCTGTTTGTACTCCTCGGGCGTAATTTGCCCCGCACGCAACCTGGCATCCAAATCAAGTCTTCGACGGGATTTGGCGTCAGCTTCGGCGCGCTCTGCTAGTATTGCATTCTTCTGGGACGCCCTCTCATGCTGAGCTGTTATGTGCTTCTGCAGCCTGGAGAAGAGTGTTTTATGGGTAATGTCTTGTGAACTCCCGTAGTATCGCAAAGCGTCTCCTATCCCGTCAATCTCCACTGTCTCGGGTACCCCCTCCTCGTCAACGTTCCAGGCTTGAATGAAGTAGGATGAGCAGTACCCCGTCAGTGTAACGTTCTTCGAAAGAAATTCAGTCGATGTTAGCTCCCGCAGTCTGTCTCGAGCCTTCTCCATGGTGGAACAAACAGCAAATACATCCCACGAGCGGCTCGAGAATTCACCTTCGTCCTGAATGACTAGGTAAACTTGGGTGCCCCCCGCCATCTTGTATGAGGAGAAGTGAGCAGTGTCACCTTATTATAAGTGCTATTACAACACCCTTGAATGGACAGGTACCCTGAGCATACGCATCTAGCACGGTACTATTGCGGTGACGTCGACATAGACTACCCAGAGAGGTACCTTCCTGCTGCTCTACTGGCTCGGCTCAATTCAGAGAAAGAATGGCGCGATGGACCGTGGTGGTGGGGTTGGGATCGACTAGCAGTGAAACAGACAGTAAACGGAGCTCCAATGATTGCAGTGGCAAATATTGCATGGGGTTTGGGTTACCACACTGTCAAGTACTGGCTTCCGGAGGAAGGCTGTTACGTTGACAAAAACATTGGATGACTGCTCAAACTCTGTAATTATCTGTGATACTAAGGAGGCCAACATGCCTCTCAGTCTAAAAAAACACCCGATGCAAAGCCAAGATCACGCTGGCCGGGCCAAGCACTTCAAGCGCCACCACAGAAACGACGTTCAACTTCCCAGAGTTCCCTGCAACAGGAATCATGCGCTGTGTGGCCTCTTCTGAGCCTTCCAGGGCTGTCCTCATAGACCTCCCAACTGCCAGCAACCTGCACTTGACCACAACCCCCACCGACAGCTTGATCGTAACATAAATTGTTGACCAACTGGTAGATGCAAAACGAGGTACAGCGTGCTGTCAACAGAAACTTCCCAAACCTGCAGAACAGATACAATGAGATGCTGCAAGAGGCAGCTAATGGCAATGCAAACAATGGTAGGACACTAACACTAGACGACAACTTGAGACGCAGGCATGTGGCAATCAACAGCCTTCACGACTTCTATGACAGTGCAGAGAGTCTGGCAGACGTCTCTGATGAACCTGGTTACGGAGACGCATGCAACGCATATGATCGTCAGATGGCTGGACGCATTGCAGAGATGAAAAGGGCCGAAACCAAGTTGTTGAAGGCTGCCATGGATTTACGGCAAAGACGAGCGGCTGCAGTAATTGCAAGTGCATATCGGCGGCACTGCTACAATCCTGATCGTAGTAACTTTGCAATGCGTAGGTCCAACAGCCGTTGGCCTGTAAAGAGGCGTAGAGAAGGTGAAAACAATGCAGGTCACAAGCGGCAGCGTGAGGTCATGTAGATATGAGACTACACGTTACAGATTGAGCTGGGTCCTTTGGGCACATGTGGTGTCAGCCCTTAAACGACTGCAGCGTCGAGGGTGTGCAGACGGACATTCGCCATAGATGCTACTAAGCCTTGCATTGTTGACAAGTGCATACCCTGGACGTAAATATCGTAGTCAAAGTCACAGAACTTGGGGTTGCGCAACACGACAGGCAGGGATCTGAGTCGCCCCTGAATACCGTTGAACGTAGCTGGACGTGCCCTGCGATTTGTGGGGTGGCGCACAGACCACTCAAAGCTCAAAGCAGTATGCTTTGTGAACTGTGGCGAAGCAACGATGACCAGAAATTCCCAGTAGGGTTTATAGCGTGAGGTGTACCTGGCACCATTGGATATGAACCCGTTATGACATCGAAGACGGCGTGCGGGCGCGATTGTATACCCTTCGTAGGTCTTTTGGGGCCAGTTCGTGTTCGTTAAGATATACACGAAATGTTCCGACATTGTTGCTACACATCATTACATGAAAATCGACATGCGTTGTCTTACCGCGGCAAGGCGACTTTGCAGGTCAACTCACATGCACCATCTGACGTCTCGCTAATGTTTCTCAATTCCACGACCTTGTAAGCTGTGCTATCAATTGTGATGTCATCTCCTCTTGATATTACAGGTCCACCGTCAGGGTCCCAGCTTTCTTTGTTATCAGGTGTTCCGTTCATGTTCCAGTAGGTCACATTGTCGGCTCGGAAAATGGCTATGTCGTCTCCACACAGTCTCCAAGTACGCAAGTCACCAGCTCTACTTCGGAAGCTGTTCATACTGGCCATATAAATGTGCTCTAAATACGTGTTCAATACTAGACGGCACAAGGTGGTCATGGACGCCTCGCCTCAAGTAGGCAGACGGCGAACCACAGATATGCTATGTTTATGGCGGCTACCGAAAAGTCTTCGATGGCGGCGGACTCCCAGCAAACCCTCATCATCAACGACCATGTGAATGTGGCTACCGGGACGTATTTGTCTTTGCTCAAGGTGTGGAGTAGGGAGTGCCGTCGCCTTCCGGCGTGTGTCGAGACGGGTCGCAGTGAGGATCGTGTTTTACACCGTGTGTTGCACTTCGTGCTGCCTCTTATAAATGTGCTGCCCACCACACTGTGACTTGGCGTCATGATTGTACTGCCAAGTGATGAACCGGGCAAGCAACACGACCGTCATGACGCCACACAGTAATGCACTTACCCACAATCTTTTGTGCATTCTGGCACACAAGGGGACAGGCAATGGCTGAGCTCAAGGCTTCATCACAAGAACCGCCTCGAATGATCAAGCCCAAGGTCACCGAGAAGGCGTTTGAGAATCTTAAACGCAAAGCCCTGTTAAGCACTTGGCCTGCACCGAGTACACGGGACGAAGAGGCTATCGCCATTCACACGAGAACTCTATCCCAACGTCAACTGATCAGTTCGCTTATCGCTATGCTGAGCACGGATATTCCCACGGGAAACATCAAGGCACAGCAGTTGGGGCAGATGATGAAGGTTTATGTGTACGAATTCTACAGAAGAGGCTACGACCCCGACTGCATCAGTGCACATGCTGGAGAAGCTTCTACGTCATCGTAGTCGCAGCTACTCTGTGATTGTAGTTTATCAATAAGAGTTTTGGGAGATACTTTTCAAAACGCCACATTTGGTTTATGCGTCCTTTCCGACGACTCCAGGGCTCTTCTTTGATGCTTCTTGTGCTTGCTTTTGCTTATCGCTTTGTTCTTCGGCTGCTTCCTCTACGACCTTCTTGACCTGTTCGCTGTCTAGGCCCTGGGTAACGGCACGTCTTTTAGCCTGGGTAGTTGCTGCTTGAAAGCTTTCGTCTTCTGTGATGTGTAGAGGATCTTGCAGAGCGGCTTGCTTGGAGTCTGACATTGCTTTATGTACCTCTACAAAATTATTCGCGGCTAGATCTACAACATGCAAAAGAACGATGACAATACAGCTTACTCCCTGATAGACCTCAACGACACACGAGCGGTTTCGGGGGAAGAATCCGTAGCCGTAGGAGGTCCCATCGACGTTGGGGACGGTGTCGAGGCCACCGATGCTATACCGAACGACCGCATTTTCCCTATGACGGCCAGCGTGGGTCAAGCAGTAGCCGACGCCGAGGGTGGCTCGGGTCAGGACGAGATCATAGCCGATACGCTCAAACTGCCCAGTGAGAGTTGTTTACAGGCAAGTGCCGTGTACGATTCCGTCTCCCCGGTACAAAACGGCGCCAGCACGGGAGGAGCGGCCGGGGACGACGTGAATGCGTATATATATAATCCAAACGCCTTTTGATTGATTGTATATCATCTTACGCGTCAAATTTCCAGGACAAGGTTTTTTTCTGTCGTCGTATATAAACAGTAGTAATGGCTTGCACCATCGACGAAAACAGGTACTGCGGCAAGCACACTAAGCAACACAAGGACGACACCTACAGCCCATACATGGCCAAGGACGTCAAGGAGCTGGCCAAGGACTGTGGCATCCCCCTGCGCACAAAATCCCGCAAGGGATCCAGGAGCCACCAGAAGAGCACATCGGTCCTCTGCAGACAGCTGCGCTCATGCTCCCGGGGCGGCCCCTGCCAGGGTGACGGCAGTGGCTACGGCACCGGCCGCAGCGGTTCTTGGAAGGACAGCGACGTGTGGAAGGGTCCCAAGCACGCCAAGCACTGGGACTCTGCTTTCCTAGCACCTACAGGCACCCCGATCGGAGCCAACGTGCACTTTCCAAGCCTGCTTGACTACGGTTCAGGCACGCCCTCGTACCAGGTCGGCAATGCTATCTCCGGCTTCAACTTCAACTCTGCCGCTGCTAAGTCCGCAGCAGCACTGGCCCTTCCCGTTGCAGAGGGCGTGACACCATCGTACGGATTTGTAAACAACGGCACCCCCTGGGTCAACAGGTTCGGAGACAAGAGTGCTGCCAACTTCGCAGATACAGCATCAGCGTTCAAGCAGCAGTACGCAAACCGGTTCTAGACGTCAAAGCTCGCCACGAGCACCACCGCCATGTTGAAGGATGGACCGGGGCACGGCAGTCTGTGACGCGAAGAGGCCACACTCAACACATTTTTTGCGTGCTGTAACCGGTGGGGGGGAAGACCTAGAAGATGATAATCCAGCACTACCTGAGGATCGCTCACACTACACATCAAGTCAATACACCACGTGAGGTCAGCATACCTGTGTCGCCAAAGGGGGCGCACCAAATTCAGTACGGCACATCTTCTGAGCGTCCACAGCACCCTCTGCCACCTACACACCGTCTTGTTATAGACTGTGTCCAGATGTGCAGCATCGATCAAGCTTCTCCATCCTACACAAACTTTCCGCATCCGTGCCGCATCTTTGCAGGAGAGTTTGGCAACCACTCGATTCATGACGTGGGGAGCGTTGGCCCAGTCTGCCATGTAATATGACAGTGTGTGTTCAGCCACTGTGAACGCATCTAGTCCTCAAACTTCCAGGTGTCGTTGAACACAGCCCGACACAAGGCTCCTCCGGACTTTGCATACGTGTGCATGTACGCTGTCTTGTTTAGGCACAAGAGGTCTTGCATCCACGCGAAGCAGCTGTCAATGACATGCACGGCTTCTGCACGCTCCATGACCTCCGCATAGTCGAGCAGGCAGTCCGAGGGACAGGTCTGCTCATTGATGAGCCCTGGGGTCACGACGCGCACTCCCTCCGGCAGTCTGTTGCGTGGGATTTTGAACCCCCTGTACTTGTCATCGTGTACAAATATGTATGGTTCGGTGGAGTGCACGAGCCTGTCAAACAGATTTCGCTCTCGGTCTTTATTTCGTGGAACCTTGAAGCAATTTCGCATGATGGTTGCAGGCAAGCCGGCCTGCTCGTACAATGCGGCTGCCCAGTTGTTTCCACGTTTCCAGTGGGGATCACTACCGTTGTCACCCAGTGTGAGTGCTTGAAAGCCAAGCACGTGGAACTTCTGGAGCGGAATTTCCGCTGCAGAGTCCGTCACGGGGTACACCCCGAGATTCGATACATCTGTAAACATCGCCTTGCACGTGTTCACGTACCTACGTTTGACTGCCAGTACAACATATTGATAACTGGCGGCAAACCTTCGTATCATGCCATTGCACACAAACAGATCTCCGCACCCTAGATGTGGGATCAATAGCAGCTGCTGCACCATATACACTAGATGTATACTGAAAACTTCACAGAGTAACGCGAGGTCAGAACATTTTGTCCAAGTCCATGTGCTTTGTATGATGCGTTTCACGGTACATTCGATTAGCTGCTTCTAGTTTGCCGTACTGGGCCTTCAACATCTCTGTTTCTTGCGTTTCCTGGATCGACAGACCATAGACCCGTACGACCCGTGTCTGTCCATGCCTATACGCTCTATGCAACGCCTGCAGCTCGTTTGTGGGGTTCCAGTCGGGGCTCAACAGCACTACTTTATTGGCTTCGGACAGGTTGAGACCAACTCCACCGACGCTTATTTGTGCCAACAACACGTTGGGCGCCGTAGGTTCTCGAGCCTTGAACTGGTCCAGTAACCGCTGCCGTGCGTCACTACCCGATACAGAGCCGTCCACCTTGACATACGAGATGTTCTCCTGTGTCAAGATGCGTTCTATGACAGAGGCTTCTCCATTCTTCCAGTGAAAGAAGATGATCACCTTGTCCGGTGGATCTGCACGATTTCGCTTCTCGATGGTAAACGTCCTGAGGAGCTCACGCAACGAAGTCAATTTCGTGGGCTCAGGAGGTAGCTGTCTCTCGAGCGTGTCCAGAAGTGTTAGCTCCTCGTGGCGACCAGCTTGCTTGGCCAGCTTCTTCATGGAGTCCAAACACATCTCGGGGTTGACACACACCTGCCTGAGATGTAAAACACGCTTAAAATGCATGCTTTGTAGGTAGCGTTTGCTGTGTATCCCGTACATTTCTTTCAGCTTGGCCAAGTGTTCTATGACGTTCTCGTACAGCTTTTTCTCGGCATCCGTTTTCCACGCGGTCACAACGGGCACGTACTCGAGGCCTGGCAGTTTCTGAGCCTCTCTGTACACATCGTCTCGATGTCTCCGTAAGCTGTGTCGTGAAAAGAGATCCGCGAGTTCGTCCTGCTGCTCCATGTCCAGTGCTTCGGCCACGAAGCCATTTTTGTAGTACGCATCGGCCGGGACTCCTATGGAGATGAGCAAGGCAGCCAGGTCGTTGGTTGTGTTGTGAAGAGGCGTACCACTCAGCAGCAGGCGCGTCTCTGTGCGTAACAATTGCAGCTCTTGGAATCGCACACCTTGAACGCGTTTTGCTTGGTGAGCCTCATCAATGACCACACGCCCCCAAGACAGACTTCTCAAAGGGTTGTGTTTCCTGTCATCGTAAGACTGTACAACCGCTCGTAATCTGCAGATCTCCTTCTGAGTCGCGCTGAGCATTGATCGAAGTTTAGTTGAGTGAGTTTTCTGCTTGCACTTTCGACGTAGATACAGCTTGTACTGGACAAGTTTGTCTAGCACCTTACGATCTGCGTCTTCATGTTTGAAGGTTCTGCCGCTGTTGAAACGCTCAAACAAGCTGAATGTTGTGATGAATGTGTCCACGTCCTGTGGCACGTTCGTTATCCGACCACCCTCTATTTCTGCTTCAAAGCTCTCCGTTTCCCCGGCGGCTGTCGAGGGCACACATATGTGCAGCTTGTAATCCCTGACCATGAGGTAGACGCTGTTGATACCACCATAGTGAATCATGGTGTCGTGCCACTGCCTCATGATGCTGTTGGGTACCACGATGAGAGTGCGTGTGGGCCTGCCTGCCATCAGGAACAGTGTCTGGATTGTTTTTCCGAGTCCAGGTTCATCAGCGAGTATGCTGCCCTCTTCTCCGTCTATCTCGCGTCGCATCAACCAGCGTGCCCCCTCACGTTGGTGTTGTTGCAGGCGTAGTTTCTCCCGTGCGTGAGGAGGTGCACACCTCTCAGTGGCGCGTCTCTCACATCGTGCTAACTCGTCCTGAACATGTTTTGCGTACCCGTCCATGATGAACACCCCGCGTGTGAGAAGAAGATGCACCGGAGAGTAATGCTATCAGTACCACATGCACGACTGTAATATGGCTGGTCAAACGTTGACCGGCGTGGAACCCTTTCACGCCATTCTTGACGCCATCTCGAATGGCGTGCTGCTGGTATACATGATAGCTGTTCATCACACTTTTGTCATTCGCCATGTAGATGTCTACTCTGACATACAAGGCAATTGCTGACGCTGAGTATGAGTTGCAGGATGGCACACGTGTGGTTCCTGCGGCTAGATGGCCGCTCGGCTTGGCGAAACATATCACCAGATTTGTACCGCACAAAGAAGGGCACGACGTATATTCCTTTTTTGTGGGCGTCCACCCGGTAGACAACTTGTGGCTCATGAAGCGGTTGGTGCTATGCATAGCGGCCCGCAAACAGCATGTGAGCGAGACACTGAGTTGGGAACACGAGTACTATACGTTTGCACCCTTTTTGTTGTGCGAGGCCTTGAAACAACGGCGCATCGTAGACGTGAAGAGCAGGCGTACACTAATGCGTACCACGGAGCCATGGGTCAAAGACTACGACTATCTGCTAGTCGAGGTGCATGCACACGAGGTGGCATGGGTCACTACAGGCAATATGTCTGAGCGGCGGGTGGTTTCACCAATAAGTGTGGATACCTGGTGTGCCAACCGCTTCAATCATCTGTGCAGGCCAGAAGCTTGGCTTCAAACACGGCTTGAACAGAGTTGGACTCACATGCCAGTCTACGACAGCTTACAGCGTTTGTGGGTGCCCAAGACCGCTTCTTGGTGCGTAGAACACAATGGCACAGCATACCACGTGTCACAAGGGATTCTGACGCCACGAGGGACGTGGACTGTTCTGGACCCACCGTACGCCCACATAGGACTGATACCTCCAGTCACACATGCAGAGCATCACAACAAGGTACAACGTCTCCTTGTGGCACATCGTTCCGCACACAGAGAAAGACGTACATCATACTGTGAGATACAAGCCGTTCCGCACCCTTTCTTATGGAACAAGAGAGAGCACGTAGAGTATTCAGAACAATTGGCATGTGTGCACAACAGTAGGTACAAACAGTACTATCATCTGCGTTGACCAGGGTAGATTAGAAGGGTGTCATCAAACTGGTGTGTGTTGAAATGCGAACTGACTGGGCTGTCACGTCTTTTGCGTCGTCCGTGTGACTTCACGACATGTTCTTCCTGTCCAGTTTTGCTGTAAGTCCTAGGTGGAGTGCGCACCATGCGTGTGACACCATGTCCCACTGCCTCTGGCCCATCCTGAACACGTGCCATGAATGTATCGAGTGTATACTGGTAATACCGAGCATCTGTGTAATGTTTGCGATCACTACTAAAAATGAAGTCGCGATGAGGGTCTTGGAAGTACCAATCCTCCGGCACAGGCTTTTTAAAAACAGGCTGGAACACGCGCCAGAACTTGCGCCAATCACGCTGGGTATCGAGCCTGACTGGCTGCCCACGCCACGTCCAACTGTTGCCTATGCTACTCACACCTTTCCACTCGGTACCGTCCCACATCCTCCATCTTTTGGGGACCTTCTTCTTCCATCTGTTGACATGTTTCGACTGCTCGAGCCCTACTAGAGGTGCACCCGCACCCGCGTCCCATCTCGTGTCATCCTGAGAAGGTGCGGCGGAACTCTCCGGATCCATCCACACATTGCTCGTGCCTGGTTTTGTGTGTGCTTTGAATATGGTAATCACGTACTTGTGACACAGCTCATCGGGCAGCGTGTGTGTCTGTGCGTGTCCCTGTGTCTGTTCGCCTATGTCTTCTTGTGTGTCCATGTGCGAGTCAGCTTGGACATCCCTCTTCGTGGTTCTATATCCGGTGCTTCCGACGACCCATACCAACATGAACTGCGAAGATGATCGGACCGCCTCCTCTTGTGCCTTTTGCAATTCTGCACTATACACCGCCTCATTACACAAGTACAGCAGATCATCCATTTTAGGAAGTGTGATGGGGTCTCAGACTAGCTCGGTGCTTATCATGCAGTGACGCCCTGAGAATCTTGAGATCACAGATCCAGATCTGCCACGTTACATTTTTATAAATAAACAGTGTAGCCCACATTATGAGCTTTACGCGGACTCGAGGCTTCGAGCATGTGCTGGATGATTCATTTGACCCGTCGATACAAGATCCTCCAGAGACGTCAGCTGCATCCACACAGACCGTGCCAGAAAGTGTCGAGGCATTAAAAAGTCCTGTCCCCGAAGAGACAAGAGCACCCCCCGACCTTCCGATCAAAGAAGCCACTGACCAACCTGTCGACAAGGTAGCACGGCAAATTCAGGGAGTTTCCCTGGTCTTGCAGAGGGTTGAGCAAGAGGTACGCAAGGCATCTATCTTGGTTACATACGCATGTGTACTAGCAACGGTCGCTGTGTTGCGTCTCTAAGGTAAAGCCCTCATCATGAGAGGAACACACTCTGCAGGACCGCGAGGGCTGAGCACCACTGAGCACACAAATTGCGTGAGCTTTTCGGGCCACTGGTACTGAGATATGCCCTGGCTGACGATATCGATGTTCTGAGCACGATTACGCCAGTATGACTTGAAATACTGCTGGTAGATGTCTAGGAGCCTAAAGAACGCTGTGCGGACGTACAACAGGCGAGCTACGACCAGGCCGACGTTGGCGTCGCGCACTACAGGCAGGTATACGGAGAGGCATGACGAGCAAGCCTCTGTGAACAAGGTTGTGGCGATGTCACTTCCAGGTACTGTATCTTCTGGTGCGGCTACGGTCAGGGACGCAGGAACCGGAGGAACACACTGTTGCAAGTACGTCACGACTCTATCGAGCGTATCTCTGTCATACGTACGACAGATGTCGTTTACCGTGTCCCTCCAGTCTACGTAGGTCTCGTACAGGTACAGGTCGTCACCGTACAACGTTGTATCTCTAGCGTATTGTAGGGCACATGCGCGGATCCCTCTTATGCTTCCATTGCTCAGTTCCCAATCACCCTGACATTGCATACACGATGTCAGGGGTTGTGTGATAGCAATTGTGATTTCATGATAAGCTGATACACTGATACGCCATGCACGCTACGTACGCCGATGCGGCCACCTAGTATATCCTTTTTGAACATCTTGCTTATGCAGCCACCAGAGAGTGAGGACGTGAAAGGCTTGTTCGACCAAGCCTGTACAACACTGCTCTCCAACGACTTTGGTGGCGCAGAGGACGCATTCCGACGACTCAGCCAGCAGGGTCATCATCCCGCAGTGTCTCACAACCTGGCACTGGCGATAGAGCTGCAAGGTAGGTTTGACGAGGCCGCAACTGTGTACGAAACAAACATCGCAACCTTCCCAGAACATGTATACTCGTACATTGGCCTAGCAAACTGTGAAAGGTACCTAGAAAAGTACGAAGCCGCAGAGGCGACACTAAAACGGGCGATTGGTACAGACCCTACCGACTGCAGACCACACATCCTGTTGTCAGAGCTGTACTTCTATCTAGGCCCTCACGACTACAATGAGAAGGCCATAGACGCGCACTTGTTTTCATTGTATCTCGCCACGCGGCATGGCAGTCAACAAACTCAACACTATGCACAAGCTTACTATTGCAACGGGGACAGTCCCATCAGGTATCACATGTTTGCAGAGGGATCGCTGCTTGCTATGGGGGTAGAAGGCGTGACCGAGAAACTGTCGAGGTCGTTGCAACTGCACACAATCGAGGAGGATGTCATCGTAGCCATGATCTGCAATGCCGGGTATGTCGACCTCACGCGTAATTGCTTGCTTTCGAAGCAACGGGCAAGTGTAGGCGAGAAGACCGTTGTGCTGTGTTTGGACGACGTGGCAATGAAGCTGCAGGAAGAATTTCCAGACGTAGTATTCGCACTGCTTAGAGACATCATCCCTGTGAAGTGTATTGCTTCATTCTATAACTCGCAGACGTTCAACAGAATAGTTGCTCTGAAGAGCGTGCTTGTGTCTGTGTTGCTACAGGCAGAGAAGACCGTTGTTTTCTGCGACGGAGACGTGGTATGGTTGAAGGATACACTGCAGGATCTCATCACGTCCATGCGTGACTCGGACCACGAGTTGTCTATACAGCTAGAAACCACAGAGCCACGCACAGTCTATTGTTCAGGCTTCTTCATCGCACTGCCTACGCCTGGCAATCTGCACTTATTCGACGCCAAGCAACAACCTCCCATGTGTGGAGGTGAGCAACCCGTCATCAATCATCTACTACCCCTCTTAAACATTCGGGTGACACCTCTAGACGTTTCCGTCTACCCGAACGGCCTCGCATGGCACAAAGAAGAGTCCAGACCCGACGACCCTGCCATAGTACACTACAACTTCTGTCTTGCCACCGAGAAACCCCAGCTGATGCGTCAGTACGGTCACTGGCTTGTCCCTACACATACCGACTACCAGGCTCGCATCATACAAGAAACCTCGGTGTTTCGTCCCGAAGGGCATGTCAACAGAGGTCATGGTGGCCACTGGATCGAGCAAGCTTTCTTCAACCACTGGACCCTCTCGTGTGGCACATCTTCACACATCAGCACGCCATTAATATACCTACCCGTGTTTTGGACTGATGTGTATGCCCACGACGTGTCGCGTGAGGCGTTGGAAAGCTACGTGGCCGGATTGAGTCGAGAACACCGTTACTTTACGGTGCTGCAAAACGCACATGGTCTGATGGTAGACGTACCACCCGATCTGCAGATCGTTGCTTTCTCTGCGGGAACGGACAAACTGCCGTCCAACATTCACGTCATCCCCATCCCCCTACTGAAAGAAGAGCTGCCGCTCAACACACTGCCACCCTCTTTCGACGTCTGCTTCGTAGGATGCTTGACAGGTGCAAGTGACCGTGAAGGCCTACGTTCAGAGATGCATTCGACGCTATCTAACGATTCGGGCTATCACTACTACATGGGTGCAGAATGGCGACGTCATATGGCTATGGGGCGTTTCAACTTGTGCCCCTCTGGATTCGGCCCTACCAGCTTCCGTTTGTACGAGACCTTACAACTGGGTAGAGTGCCGATATACATACACGTAGATCCTCAGCCTTTCTTGCCATACAAGGAGTTTGTCCCGTGGCACAGGATATGCTGTTTCGTGCCTCGTTCTCGCATACAAGATATACCAGAACTTCTCAAAAGCGCTGATTATGATAGCATGGTCGAAGAGGTGACAAGGTGCCGTAAGTACTTTACGTACGAGTATGTTGTCCACTACATTGCCAGCACTGTCAAGCACATGACGGCATTGCACCCGTGATAGCACTCGTTCGCACTGCCGTTTATCTCTACAAGTGTAACACTATGTCCGATTACTCGTTCATGAGAACGGGGCAGGATCCGGTAGGGGACGTGACTGAGGGTGCGAGGGTCCAAGCCCTAAAGCTTCGTGCTCTGGCACTTGTGACGTCATGGGCGAGTCTGGCAATCAACGATGCGGCCGTATACTGTTCACACGCACACAGAGACGTGTTGATGCTTGACGATATTCGTCTTGCAATGCTTCATCAAGCGATGACGTTTTTGGACAGGAGGGACCTTGAGGAACGTGTTGTCAACACAGAAGGACAGTTGGATGTCATATACGAGTCCGATGAAGAAGACGAGGTGGAGGAAATAGAAGAGTCAGATGCAGACTGGACTGCTAGCACTTGCACTTGTGAAACGTGCAGCAGCCTGAACAACGCAACCGCTGCCTTTGAGGCATGGGACCCCATCGATCCCGCTGAAAAGGTGCTTAAAAGTACGCTAAAAGGCAGTGCCACTTCCCCGTCGTGATCAGTTTTTCAGCACACAACCATGGACACGCACATTGAAAGACTGTACTCGGTGCTGCGGCAAACCGTTGAGACTGTACACGCAGATGATCTAGAGTTAGAATTCAGACTCGGAAGATCGATAAAACAGAGGGGTCAAGAACGGTTTGATCCAGACGTCGGGAAAGACAGGTGGCATCGAGTGTGGCAGGCTCTGAGCAGTCACAAGCGGTGGGATCGCATCGTGTCAGAAACGTGCACAGACTATTTTATGCCCAATAAGGATCGCATAACGTGGCACGATGACGGGAGATGGACGTGTCTTCACAAGACACGATGCCATGATGTGAACATCAATACGGAAGACGCTTTCGATGTCAGAGTTTCCTTGTCGACCGAGGTCCAGAAGCCGGCGGTATGCGGTGCACAAGGAAACACGTTCTCGAGAGAGAAGCACCGTGTATCGTTTCTATACAACAAGTGGAGTATCGACATCACACGAGTAATCGCCAGAGCATCTACGGACTCTGATAACCCCGAGACCTATGAAATAGAAGTAGAGCTCATAGACAAACGTGCGTTTGAACAGTACCCGCTCAAGTATTTGCTGCACAGTGGCCTGTTGTTAATTCAAGACATCTTCAATCTGTTCAACAGTGTGTAAAGTACGAAATGATCCGAAAAGGACGTGAGCTATAATCCGTGATAAGTGCTGTGATGCAGTACAACACAACTATTATGGACAGCTCGGATACAGATATAAGCTGTAACCACATGCGAGTCTGTCCTGAGTGTTGCAGCTACAACATATCCTCATTCGAGTCGGTGCCAACTCTGCTGTGCTCAGAAGTCTTGCAGCCTCACGAGTTCCCCTTTACATCTTGTACACACGGTGCGTCCACCTCCATACGTGATACGGAAGAGAGTGTTAATAGTACAGCACAATCAGCCTCGACCAAGTCAGACGCAGACTCGTACGAGATCAGCAACGACAAGCATTCTGAAGAATGTTGCGTGACTACAGACTACCTTCACGATTACGACTGTACGTTTACACAAAACGATCATTCATTTCCACGTTACATCCAGTGCCTGTTGCATCACCGGGGGCGTTGGCTGTCGTCAAGCGATATATCGGCATGGCTAAGAACACAGTACAAAGACGCGTCAAGTGATCTCGTCTCTATAGAAACAACGATGTGGAATGCGTCCTTTGTAGACTTTTGCCCCACACCCGTCTACAGAAAACACGAGCACTCGCAGATTGTTTACAAAACGTGACCCAGTGGCCTTGGAGGACCGGACTGCAATCTGACACCTCTGTTGTTCTTCAGAGAGTGTGTACTGCCATTTGAAACAGCGGTCTCAGGATTGAACTGCAAACTCCGTTGTATCCGCCTCTCAGCTAACTCCTTTGAGACCTCAGCCTGCCGAGTACGCATTTTGGCCCAGAGTACTAATTCCGGCACGAGACGCTTGTGTTTGAGAGCAGACAGAGCTACTCTATCGAACTTGTCGTAAGGAGCCACATTGCGCTCCATCGGAACCCATGTAGCCAACTTCAGACCCAACTTTTCTATTTCATTCGTGAGAGCGTACAACTCGAGTTTCAGATGCTGAACCTGTCTGATAGTCATGTATGTCTACAAAAGAAATTTGCGTGGACTGGAGAGATTTGAGCGAACCAAAAACGAGCACTAAACAATGGGGGATAAGCATAACGCTTTGAATTTGTCATCATATTCAGGGCTTTCCCATTGCTTCAAGGTGTACTCGGCACCACTAGACGGTGACTTGACAATATCATAGTACATGTATAGGACCTGCAGTCCGGGAGCGTTTGTCAAATCCAGCTCTCTTATATGGGTCACTAGTCTGTTCAGCCTGGTAACGATAGGTACCCGCTTGTTCTGGCCGTCAACTGTGAAAGCATCGGGATTGAATCTAATGAAGAACACCGGCAAAGCCAGGCCGCCCAACATGAATGCTTCTACGATCTGTGTCATCCTGCGTAACTCGCAGCTGATGGAGTAGTTGGCTAGCTCATGTTGGAACTCATCCACTTCCAAAACGAGTATACCACCCTTCACATCAATGACAAAATCGCAACGCGCCCAAGTTTCACCCATACAGTCAAATGACACTTTGTGTTCTCTCTTGTGGTACACACCATTTTCGGTCAAGCAGGTTGCTACAGTCTCTTCCTTGCGTGTCGTCAATCGCCTACCCGCCTCTGTATGCGAGTGCTGGACGTGTTTGTTGAGATTCTGCTTTGTAGTATACGTTTTTGAACACTGAGAGCATTGAAACACTTTTTCGCCTGTATGAGTGACATTGTGAGCTTGCAACTGGCTTTGCTGTTTGAAAGCTGCGTCGCATAATTGACAAATGAAAGGTCGTTCGTTTGTGTGGATGCGAAGGTGTGTTTTCATAGCCTGACTTAAATAACAACTGTATCCACAGTCCTTGAAATGACAAGCATAGCGTTTGATGCCAAGGTGGGACATATTGTGATGATCAATAGCAACCTCCGCTCGTGCAAACCATTTGTCACACAAAGAATCGGGACACTTGAAGTTTTTGACACCAGTATGTGTGACTATGTGTGCTTGTAAAGCACCTCCAGTAGCAAATGAAGACCCGCAATCACCACATGTGTATGGTTTCTCTTTCGTATGTGTCCGTTCATGTGCTACCAGCGCAGGTTTCTGTTTGAAAGCCGCCTGACATCCAGTATGCGAGCAGACATATGGGGTTTCACCAGTATGTTGCCTTTCGTGTATTTTGAGAACGTGACCATAGTTCGTATTGTATGTACATGGTGGGTACTGACATTTTAGCACGCACTTTGGTTTTGGACGTGGCATGTGTGGATAGAAAAGTTGTCTACAGTGTCGCCTTAAGCTCACTGTTGAAAGAACTGAAACTGATATTTGGCCCCAGACGCCCCTGAAAGAGCTTGCATTGGTGCCGGTTCTTTGCTCTTGGGAGTAGCCGCTCCTGTGCTACTGAAACCTTCATAGTTTAGTCCTGCTCCAAAACCTAAGGTATCACCTCCATCCATGGGAGCTGGCCACAGGTCCTGTTCACCGGGCAGGTCACTCTGCATCGAGTACGGTAGGGTGCGGCACTGGCGAGGCTGACGGAGGGCAACTGCATCTTCTGTCACTTCGCGTTCCGACACAGGGTTTGGAGCTACAGGCCTGCAGGCGCCTTTCACTGCCAGAGGCCTAGGAGACCGCAACGCTCTCATGTCGGGTGCACGAGGATCGTAAGGGTAGGCGCCGGTGTTGTAGGGTGCGTTCTGATCGGCACGTGCGCCCCACGGGACCCGGCGGGAGTCGCCGACAGTCGGCCGTCCAAGGCCACAACCTCGAGGAGGAACAATGGACAACCCGGACATCATGTCTTCGAAGCCTTCACGCACATTACCAAAGCCGCGCTCTATGTAGGGGCCGCCCCCCATGAGCAGAACGAGGGACGTGTTGGCCAGTAGAAATCCCACGGTTATAGCCACTATCAGTTCTATGAAGGTGATGTTCGCCACCGAGCTCATTGGTATCTGTGATGATATAGCAGACTTTTTTTTCATTGTCATAGAATTCACGTGGTTACACAAAACCATTGTAGAACAAATGTTCTATCGAAGAAGCGTTCAAAGTACGACAAACATCTAAGCTATGTACGAGTATCAGCCATGGGTTCTTGCTGTGGCAAAGTGAAAGCCCCCCCCAGTGTACAGTCATCGGGAGCACAAGAACAACGCAACCGCGAGTGGGTGCAACGGCATCAAGCAGCCTTCCATCAAGAGTGCTGTAAATTTCATCCTTCTGCCTTTGTCTCGGCCGTTACGTACTATAATGCCTTGAGTCAGTTTTGTCATTTTGTCCTGGGTAGGAAGCACACCGACAGTGCAGCAAAAAGACCAGGTGAAAGCTTTCATGCAGAACCGTTTCACTTGGCCACTTGACGTCGGAGGAGTCATCATGCACGTGGCAAAACCCGACACGCGCAACACACCGTTTGCATGCCCCGAACAGGTGACGTTCAGCGGGCTGGACGTCGACAGGTTTCCAACGCCTGACATTGTCAACAACTGGATAGCCAGCAGGTCGCCGGTTACTATGTCTGTCACTTTGGCGGGGAAGACACAAACTGCTTAGCATTGCCGGTGCTGTGTGCGGTCCTGTGAAATCGTGTCTGATGCCATGGACGTCCACTAGCAGTAGAAGGTGGGAAAGGCTGTTGGCAGTCAAATTAGATTGTGGTGAAATGCATCGTATTGTTATATAAAAAAAGCAGGGGTGTGTAGGCATGACACTTTTTCGAGGATATTGATTTGTGTGGACTTTGGAGAATGTTGATTGGTGGGGGTGGCGGTATGTGGAAGATTATAGCCACCAATGGCCTGAAGGCCATTTTGGCGCAGTGCGCCAAACAGGTGGCGGCTAGCCGCCGCTTAGCGGCTATAAAGAGTCAAGAGGGTTGACCGTTTATAAGCTTATAAAGAGTCGGGGGGGGGGGGTGCCACAATTGATATAAACCATCGTGATTATCGAGTCGAACTCATGATGCCAGACTTGCGGGATTCCGAGATGGTGCTGGACGTATGTCTCGAGTTCCTGATATTTGTCGAAGATGATGCGGGGCTTTGCGCACAAATCATACTGCGAGCTAAACCATGTGCCAGCGAGATGAAAGACACTCTTAAGGATCCAAAATTACTTTGGCGGCGAGACGTCATAATCAGACGCAATCAAGGCATTGAAGATTGCTTAGAAGTCTTGTGCGTATTGGCATCGCTACCGAACGTGCTTGTAGATCAAGATGCCAATCATGTTCTCGATATTGGCCTGTTTTTTGTGTCACGAGAATGTGATGTTCAAGAAACTTGAGGTCCCACCTGACACAGAGGTGGTGCCACGAGCTTTGATTATTGGCAATGGCCACAGCTGCAATGCACAGTATTTTGAGAGGGACTTGTGTGAGGCGAACAATTTCCTTGGCGACGTCGGTGGCCAGGGTGGTGCACAGAATAAGGAGGAAGCTTTTATAAGAACTTATAAAGAGTCAGGGGAGTTTCAGGCGTGCGTAGGGCGGCTTTTGACAGTCTGTATGAGCACACGTTGTGGTCATCAATCGTTAGCCAAAAAAACTACACTCGACTTATATAAGCATCTCATAAATATTAGTGTATAGAACGATTTTGGACGTCGAACTGCAACAGCATGGTGCAGTAGTCCACACCGCCAACGTCGGACGGTTGTACGATAGCACCTCCGTACTTGCGTAATTTGATGGTAAGCCGGTTCAAGCGAGGAATAGGAGGGTTGAACTCGACAAGTCGTGTGGTAACATCCTGGCCCTTGATGGTTTTGATCGAACCGGGCTCCATACCACGACCCACCGTGACACTGTCGTATCCGTCAAAGAATGCTACGCATGTCTTTCCGTTGCTGCCCACATCCGAGGAGTCTATCTGCCCTGACAACTCTGCTATGTCCAAGATGACATAGTGTTCACCAGCAATTTTTGGCATGTTCAGAGCCTTAAGCTCGACGCTATGCACCATCTCGTAAGGTGCTATGCCCAGCGACTTCCTGTTGCTATCATCGACGTAAATGATGAAGGAAAAGGGTCCATCGGCTGTGTCAAGGGTCCTATCTCTGTCCCGGCTATCAATAAAAAGACTTTTCACAGAATGTCGTATCTTGGGCATGTCCTTAGGGTCCTTGCCAGGGGGTATGAACTGTGACACGTTCCTACTCCAACCCTCCGGCTCCACACACGCTGCAGCGTACTGGTCGTGATGCCTGTTGATGCTCATACTACGATACAGCGGGATTTTTGCACACACATAGTGTACGAGGCCCTCGATGCTCAAGTGGTTCACCGACTCAGTGACCTCTGACACTAGATGTGCGACATCAGACGACATAGAGGACTGTGAGTGCATCTTGATAAACATGGACAAAGCAGACGACCGATACGAGCTATTTCTTAGTCGCTTCCATGCCAGCGATCTCCGTATGCATCGATTGTCAAGATACTCTGCTGTAGATGGCACTCGTGTGGACATAGCTTCTATGCTGACTCCACAAGCGTACCGAGAAATCTTGGACGGGGAACGTAATCATTATCGTATGCAACACTACGAACTTACCAGGGGGGCGGTCGGATGCTATCTGTCTCATGTAGGAGTGTGGAACAGAATGCTTCAGAGCTCCAGCAGTTGTGTTCTCGTGTTCGAAGACGACGCGTGGATCACACCCACACTAGGTGCTCGTGTGGGCAGTCTGATGCAGCACGTCCCAGAAGATTGGGACATAATCCTGTTGGGTCACGTGCTGACCAAGTATAGAAAGGGTACGCATGTCCACAAAGTCTCCAAGTTCTACTGTTTGCACGGGTACCTGATATCAAAGAATGGTGCGAACAAGATAATGGAGTCGGGGCACGTGTACCCCATAGCAAAACAACTCGACTCGATGTTGTCGGACATTACTGACATGGGAGGGCTGAATGTGTATGCGTCCCCCCAACAGCTCATCAGACAGGACAATGTCAGATTCCGAACTCAGATACAGATTCCTCTGAAGTCACAGGTCGTGTCTCTCCGCAAAGTATCCGACGGTCAGGGTTTACTATCAGTTTAATAGTGCACGTTATTCTGTGAAACAATCCACTTGTTGAGAGAAGATGATGGGCCACAGACGTTCAAATGCATACCCGGCCTCTTCTACTTCCCACGCTATGTAATGTGCAACTTCATAAAACCTCTTGCTTCTCCTCCGTATGGCATTTGCCGTGGCCGCAAATATCGCACCTGGCCCAAACGTGATGTATTTGGGAGGAAGGCCCACAAAGAGGGTCTTGTAAACGAACTCCAACATCCCTCCAAGACCAGGGTGATACTCGGGCTCGGCAAAGGTTTCCGTCAAGAGTTCCTTTGACAGCAATCGAAACCTATATGTTTCGTGTGCGTTCTGCATATCCGTCTCGTAACAGTGGTCCCAGGGCCATCCCTGTGTAAACAAGGTCACATCCTCCAGGTTGTCGTATCTGGTGACTATGTGATGCAGGTACGTCTGGGTTTCACGACCCACGTTTGGGAGTTGCACCTGCTGTGTGCGTGATATCTGTTGTTCATTGTCCTCGAGCTGCTGTCCTTTGTTGTACACAATGACGTTGTCAAAATGCCGTGACCATGATACATCTTCGTTGAAACGTGCTATTACAACTTCCATTACAAGCTTTGCATGAAAACTTTGTTTGAAAGGCTACTTAAAGTGGCGTCGGACTGTGAGCCGCGCTAAGAAGTATGCCGGCCAAGAGGAAGCCAAAGGTGCCAGCGCCAGAATCGGAAGACGAGGACGATGTGCTGCACTTTACGCCTGCCGCATACAACGAAGACCTACTCGACGTCAACTTTGCTCCGCTGGCCGATGGTGACTTGAAGCACGTCACTGAGCCAGAGGGTGATGTAGATGCATCCGAGATAGCTGAGAGTGTGGATGCATCCGAGGTAGCAGAGAGCATAGAAGCCGATGATCGAGGCGACTACAATGACGAGGAAGTGACAGAGACGGTGACGGAAACCGTAGAGGGTGACACTGTAGAATTACGCCGTGAAGACACAGAAGACGAGGAGGAGATCGAAGAAGATATTGACGTGACTCCGACCGTCGTGTACCGTCCAAAACCGTCTCGCAAGAAACCTCAGGCGCAATATACAGGGGCACCGCTGGAACCAGAAAGCAGCTCCTCCGAAGATGAAGATGGTGCGTCAGAACCGTCCACAAAAAACAACGGCAACGTGCAAGATGTCGGACTCGGCGTCAACTCAATCTAGCTACGACTCGGACGGCCCACGCAGCTCTACAGGTTCTGATGAAGACGAATTGATACAAGTCATGTACAACCTTTTCACGGACAGTAATGGTACGAACGTCGTCGAAGCCCTGCTATCCCTAAAAAAGTCAGTGGACAGATATACCGACAGCTTACAAAATGTAAAAAAGGTAGTGACAACCAAACCCGATAAACGCGCACCCGTGGTACTTGACAAAGTTCCAGTAAAACGTTAAGTCATTCACACACCAGAGCTGCCTCTATTGAACGCGTTCACAGGACTGTTTTGTATGATTCGGTGAGGCGGCGACCTGTTGCTACTATTTGCCTGTCCGGACGTGGACGGGGTAGACACGTAATAGGCTGGATTTGCCAACCTACTGTTGCGAGGTACTTGTACTTGCAGAGATAACCTCCGGTTGTCATTGTACATTCCCGGAGAGAAAGCTCTTGAAGAGTTTAGCTCAGGGATCGACCTCAGCCGGTTCAGACTATTGTCGCTAATACGTGGAGAGTTTTGTCCAGACCTTAGGTTCTCATTGTACAATCCTGGAAAGAACCTCATCCGGTTCAGACTGTTGTCGCTGATACGTGGAGAGCCTTGAAACAGGGTGTCATTGTACATTCCCGGTGAGAACACTCTTGGAGATCCCAATCCCCTACCATTATTACCATCAAGCCGTGGTGAGTTCTGACCAGGCCACGTCAAAAAATACGGACTGTTGCCGTTACTATCACTCCCATCATCCCCGTTACTGTTGCTATTGCTGGCTCCGTCACCATGCATCGCATTACACAACCGAGAACGACTCAGATGTCTCATGTAGCCTGGTGTTAGCCCTCGCTCCCCACCCCACTTTTCTACGGTAGCGCGTGGGGATCTTCGGCATATACGGCGACTCACAGGCGCTTGCATGATTACGGGAACTTGCACGTAGTCTCGCCAAACATATCGTAACCGCCTTATCAGCTGGTCCCTGTACTCATAGTTGTTTGCGTTATCTCCTTCCAGACGTTTGAGTAACTCATACAACACGGGGACATCCAAGGTGTCCAGGCGGATCAAGGTGTTGGTCAGTGGTGGCAACCTAGCAGAAATGTATGCCTGACCAGGCGTACCAAAACAGTAAGCGTAACGATTCTGGTCCTGGTTGTCTGCAGGTGTGTGAGGAAACAACCTCAAAAGCTCCAATGCAGGGGGCGGTTCGGGATGTGTCTGCATATAGTTCTGCAGGTAGTCCCGGATTGCTCTGCACACGGGAGACACGGTCATTAGGTTCGGAAACGGTTTCACGGCCCAGTTGCGGAAACTGATCCAAAACTTACCAACGTCCGACTGTGGGGTGGTGTCCTCAGCAATACCAAAATTACTATACACACCGCTGTAAACTTTGACATTACGGGTCCGCCCCTGAAATTTGACAAAGTCGAAATCTCCGATGGCCGTAAAGTAACGAGGCACTGGACGCTTCCACACGTCGTCGTTGTACCTGTATCTTGACAAACACACGTTTCCAGCCTCGTCTTTACGCAAGACTTCAGGCACCTTCTTGAGGAAGACATTCCCGCAATGCAAATCGTTGTGTGTGGTGCCCGGAAACTCGTGTTGAACCAGTGCCAGTGTGAACAAAATCTCGAACAAGCATTGCTCGACCTCCCAGACCTCTTTGAACTTTTTGTGTGCCAAAGCTTCTGTCAGATCGATGTCAAATTTCTCCATGAGCGTCAGATCGTTGAGCTTTGCACGTCTGCTCCTATCTGCCCTCAACTTCTTACGTCTTTCTCTGTCTACAAAACCGTCACCTCCGGCGTCACCCCCATCCACCTCAGGAAGCGGTGGTAGATTGACGTACTGCTGAATGTACTTGAGCACGTTGTAACAATGTCCGTTCCGCCGATACGTGCAAACCCAGTGCGGACTGATGTTGTTGTATACCATGTAATTGGCTACCTGTTCTGCAAACTCAAAAGCAGCGTTCAGTGGATCTTCCAGTAAGATGGCACGCTTCTGCAAATCAGTTGCACCTTGATCGTGAGCCTGTCGTATTCTGTTCACGGTCAACCAATCGTAGTACCCCACCTTGAGAATGAGCTTCACGTTCTGGACAGTCAGATTGAACACGTCATTGTTAGCTCCACTGGCTATGTAATACACGGTGTTCGGCCCATTCAAAGGCCTGTCAAGCCCTGGTCGAGAGGCATTTTCACGGTTGGCCATGAAGCCAATTCGACGAAGATAGTGTCCGAAATTGCACATGGTCTGCGGTGTGATACCAGCGGCTGTGAGCATAGTGTCTGGATAGTGTCTGGACCACACATCCATGCTTGTTACAGAAGAGCAAATAAAAAGTCGAGAACGCCTATCTGCAATGCGTGGACTCGTCAACTTGGGGGCGACTTGTTACTTCAACACCGCATTGTGGGCGCTCTTGGGGGTGTACGATGTCATTGAAGACACCAACGAAGTATGCAAGGCTCTTTTGTCTCTGGCATCGGTCTACACTGACGATGAGGATCCGGTGGACCCCACTCCCTTGTTTGTGCACTTACAAAAGCACAGCAACCACTTGTCCAGACTCGAACAGCATGACGCACACGACGCCCTGATCCAGCTAATCGACGCTCTAGGCACACCTTCTGCCTTCAAAGGTGTGACACAGATAGTCTTGAAAACAGACAATAAGAAACGCTACGGTCCCAAGGAAGACTTTACCGTGCTCACGGTTCCAGTCGAAGACTGTCAGACCTTGTCAGATTGTATGAAAAAGGCGTTCAGCAAAGAGACAGTCGAGCTAGACGGGAAACCTGTCGTGAAATGGACCAAGTGCCTAACGACACCGGATGTCTTGTTGTTACATCTCAACCGCTTTGATCCCACTGACGGGTCTAGAATGTGCACGGAGGTCAGCTATCCCGAACACGTTGACATCGTGTCATCACAAGAAAAACGCAGGTACGATTTGTACTACATATGCTTCCACGTAGGAGACGCAGATGCCGGCCACTACATATGTGCCGTCAACAGGCGAGAGTCAGAAAAATGGTTTGTAGTGGACGACACAAACGTATATCCTGTAGAAGATATAGATCAGATCATGGACATGCCGGAAGCGTACGTTTTGGGTTACAGGTGTGCCACTAGCTAGCAAAGGTGCTCACAAGGTCGGCAAATGTCAGATTTTCCTTGATGACTTCCAGTGTTTTCTGATACGTGTCGTTGGTGTTTGGCCGACCCTTATCATGTCTAACGCGTATTGGTATCCACCGTCCACCGACCAGCTTGCATTCTACTATGTCGCCGTCTTTCACCTCGATTTCGCTAGTGCTCTCAGCCTTGCACACCTTGACATCGTTCTTTCCACGAGTCGCCATCACATTGAAATGCCCCGACCTCACAACAAAATCGACCGTGTTGGCCTCAGCCTCTTTGAACTTGAATATCCCCGTGTTGGTGCCCGGACGGATGGTAAAGTTGGCAGGAGTCAGGATGGCGCCGTCCGTATCGTATACCTCGGTCGCCTTTTCCAAATGCACTAGAAAGTCGCGTATATTATGTAAAGGGAAGAGACGTTTCCAACGAATCTCAAGTAGGTGGCTCTCTGGGTCAACCGAGCAAGCCAGGCAATCTGCGGCGTATGACAGACGGTCTACCAGCACGGCGTTCTTCGTCAAGGAGGTGCCGTTGACAGCCAAAGCGTCGAAGGCTAAGTACTGTGTCTTATGACCCTCGCGGGAGGTGACCAGCTCACCATCCAGCAAAGTTCCCTTGTAGGTGTCATTTGGCAGCTCCATAGGAGCGACGTGAAACAAACGCATCCTCCTGTCCATCAGCACCACCAAGTTCTTGCATTGAACGGTGCAGATGGCCATGAGCATCCGTGTTCCGTCGGACTTGTCTGAAATCCAATATCCGCTTGCCAATTGTTCAAAGTGTTTCCGCATCACAGGTACGGGATCTGGCCCTGGAAACCTGTCGTGATGCAGCTTCTTGCGAGCCTTTGTGTCAGGCTCGAACAATGCGAATACGATGTCCAAGATTTCTTGGTGGGATGTTCCCACAAATTCTAGCAATTCGAGTCCATACGCAGTCACCGGCTTGAAGCTCAACACCATTGTGTGATTTTCGAGAGGCTGTGACAGTGAGAGTGAGTCACTTTCACTCCAAGAAGCTCAACACCTTTGTGTAGTTTTCGAGGCTGTGACAGTGAGAGTGAATCACTTTCACTCCAACAAGTCGAACCAAATGTGCATTTCAGACCAATCGCCGTTTTCCTTCTGCTGTTGGTATGACATTGTGTACATATCACCTGAGGATATTACGTATCTTTTTGTAGCATGTATGGGAAGCACAACAACTCCGTCCACAGGCGGGTGTAAGTTCAGTGAAGGAACGTGAACATGGGCACAAGGGAGGTTTAGTGCCTTACGCACGTTGATCTTTTCGTCCATGCTAAGGTGTTCATCAACACACATCCACGCGTCCGCACACAACATAACAGCACACAACGACAAACTTCATAGTGACTTTAAGTGTCACGTCACTGCGGAGGCAACCTCCACGTAGGCCCCGCAATTACCATGCGTCGTTGCATGGCGTTGGCTGAAGCTTGTTCTCTTGCAATTCGTCTACGCTGTTGTTCTTCCGGACTAGCTGATGACCACAAAGGAGCACGACCGGCGAAAACATTTAAATAGTGTTGCCACCGCCCCCATGATTCTGCATTTCGCTCTTGAGCTGCCTCAATGTTCCAGTTTTCAGCTGCCGGGAGTTCATTTTGTGAACCACGCTCTTGAGCAAGCTGTGGATATCTCCCATACAAAGCTGATCTAATGTCATTCCGCATCTTCGTGACCTCCTGACGTACTTGCTTTTCCAAGATTTGCACATCTGCTCTGCTTGACATACTGTACTCCGGAAACGCAAGTTTGAACAGAGCTTTAGCGTCTAGCTTGAATTGCCTAGTGTATTTTATTTGACGCCTAGGACCCGATTGTTGCATCAATGATGCAGCGTCAAGGGCTAGAACTCTGAGGAACGGTGTGTGATATATAACGTCGTTTGGCATGTACAATGCGGGCACGGCACCTTTCATCACTTCCATCAAACTGGCACTGGGCTTGAATGGTGTGGTCAACATCTCTAGTGGCTGTAGAACGTGTGAACTTTGTTGAGCTGGTGGACCAGACGACTCTGCAGACTGTACTGTAGCGGGCACTGGCGGAACTCTGCCAGACGGGAAAATGGTAGCCAGCTGACCAGCTTTTGTAAGCAGCTCTTGTTGTGCATCAGCTATGTCGCCCTTAATGGCGGGTACATTGCTTCCGGCCATGATTGCTGCATTCGCCCACATATCAGAACTCTCTTTCAGACGGTCCTTGATACTTGTCGTGCTTGTTAGTGGAGTGCGTCCTACACGAGGTAGTCCATTTCTGATGGATTGTAACAATGCGTCAATAGTGGTGATACGTTGATAGAGATACTCTAGCTTGGCCAAAGCCGCCAATACTTTGGGCTTGACCACTATGTACAACCTGCGGCACGCATATGCAAAGCCCAGCACGATACTCAATGCGGCGATAACTCGAGATCGTTTCCACAACAAGTTCAGAAGACCTAAAGATATTTGACCACTCAATTCAACAGCAGCAAAACCTGTCGTCTGCAACCAGGTAGCAACCCTCCGACGTGCAGACACGTTTTCTGTGACGATAGCGTTTGCAATGATACCAGCGTTTTGATTTATCACTTCTTCGTTGTCTTCAAAGATCTCACGCACGTTTATGTCACGACCTACGTCATCCTGCACCACATTGATCACAACCTGCACAGGTATTTCCGGCTCAATTTCCCGTTCCGGGGTCCTGGGTGCTTGAGGAAGATCCACTTCATCCCGGACAGCGTGTCTCTGTCTGTTACTCTGTTGTCTGGCATCATTGATGGATTGTTGCATCACACTCTGTTGTTGAAGTAGTTGCTCCATATGAGCGTTACGAACACGGTCGCGATCCTCTCTAGCTTGCAGGGCCTGTAGAATCTGTTGCCGTTCTTGTTCCGTTCGAGCGTTACGAACACGGTTGCTATCCTCCTTAGATTGCAGGGCCTGTAGAATCTGTTGCCTCTCTTGTGCAGCACTGCTCAGAGACCGTTGCAGATTGTTATGTTTTTGCAACAAGTTTGTGACAAGCCTGTTACGGACATTGTTCCTAGTTCCCCCTGGAGCGTTGTCAGTTTGAACCTGAACACTTGCACGGTCAGGTCTCGGCGACCGCTGCAGCAAGTCTAGAGAGGACTTGATTTGTTGCAACTGAGATGCTACATTTGTACGCAATCCCCTCATCTCTGCTCCGACGGCATTGACTTGAGCAGACATGTTCAAACCTTGCACTCTGTCCACCAAGGCCTGCAAGTCACGATGTACAATCTGTAGATTTTGGTCAAGTTTGCGCTGGCTGTTGGCCAAAGCAGTCACCAGTGCTATATCCCTGTCGGTGAACCCTTGTACGACTGTATCCCTGGGTGCAGCTCGCAAGCCAGCTATGTTGCTATGCAATGCAGTGACGTGTGCACTCTGCCGTGCATTGGCATTCGAGATAGATTGTCGTAGTGCTTCTCGAGTGTTTGCTATTGCTCTCTTGATGTCTTCAATATCAGTACTGGTCGACGAAGATGCCATGTTACGCCGTATGATGTCTGCAATTGCTTGCAGTGCTTGAAGCTGTACGTTGAGTGCAGGTACAGGATCTGAGTCACGTGTACGTGAATTTATGGAACCTTTTTTGAGTTCTGCACACAAGCGGTCCATAGTACGTAGAGCTCCCCTCGAGTTGTACAGACGCACACCGTGATCGTAAGCTAAGGCATACACCTCGAGCCTGGACAAACGCGATGGCTGTCGGCCAGCTGAACTGCAAGGACGACCGTGAATCAACGGCATATACTATGTGCACGCATGAAAACAAAAGTGACACATCTGTTTCACATGGTATATGAACGTATGAGGAAGACCCCGTTTGTCGTTTTGGATACACAATGCGTTTGAGCCATAGCCAAGTTTTTGATATCGTACTGCATATGGCTATCGACGCCCATATATTTGAAGTCGTAGAGTTGATAAGGAATGGAGCTATTATAAGTGGAGACAATATGCAAAGCAACTTGTTCCGACAGCGATGCCTAGAATTTGCGTATCACAAGCTATCTACAAATGTAATACCCCGCATGATCGAAGATGGTACATTATCAAACAATGACAAACTTGAAAACCTCACGGATGTAAACGTGCTATTACAGAAAAACGTGATCAGACCGGAGCTGGCACAAATAACACAGGCATTTGTGTAACCCAGTAGTTGCTCGCCTGGCCACGAGCAAAGCCAATGCCGAAGTGGTGTTCGAAAAAGCGCCGACACTTGTCGAAATCGGTACTTGCTGTCTTCAAGTCTTGACAAAACTGACAAAACTCCTGCTCACTCAGAATGTAGAATTGGCTTTCTTCTAGATACTTTTGAAACGTGAATGCCTTCCCACCCTCGTGGAAAACGTCTTGATTAGAGTGCAGTAGACAAGCCTGGTTGTCAATACACAAGAATCCAAATTTGTGATGAGGAGTGTGGAAAATAGCGAGTGCAGGACTCTGCCACATCACTGTATCGGGTGCTTGTCGATCTTCCTGTCCAATATCGGACAACGTTAGCTCCTTTCCACATAACCACCAGATAAGCGCGTGTGTTGTTGCCGTACAACTATTTGGGTACACCCCTGCGGACACACAAAAGGCTTTTCTCAAAGCGATGGTACAAGAAAACACTATATCACACAACGACATTTGTTACCTTGTATTTTCTTCGGAATGTCGGTATAATCTTTGGTTTTAAGGTAAGATAGGTAAGATGACAGCAAAGCTCCAGGTCTCTGCGTCGTACTACACATGGGCAAATATAAAACCCTTTGTGTGATGTGATCGATAGGACACACATTGTACAGTCCTCTTTCATTAAACGCCAGTAGATCTCAATAGGATCTCACAGATCTCAGACTTGTATATCAGTTATTTTGCCTTGCACTTACAAGCGTGCACATTGTGCGTTGATAAAGACTATCGTACCATGTGCACAAATACAGAAATGTGCGTCTGCAAGCGACACAATTATTGCACACAACTTTTAGATGGAGGAATGGCGTGCATGCCCCTCCCCCATCGAAAAGTACGAGGTGTCCAGTTTGGGTCGTGTGCGGAACACAAAGACGGGCAGGATTTTGAAACACGACGTAACAGCTAGTTCCTACTTTTATTTCAACCTCACCTTGAACACAGGCAAACAGCGCAAGTACTACGCACACAAGCTGGAAGCACAGTGTTTTCTACCCAACCCCGACGGTCACCCGAGTGTCGACCACATCAACCGTGACAGCCACGACAACAGGTTATGCAACTTACGCTGGGCGAGCAATTCCGAGCAGATGAAGAACCGGACTTTTGATAAGACTTGCACGAGTGCAAGAGCTGTACGACAGATTGATCCTGTCACTATGCAAATAGTGAAGACATGGAAGAGCTGCAAAGAGGCTGGTGCCTTTACGGCTGTCGGTACGGCTAAGCTTCGCAAACACGTGCAGTTGCGCACACCGTTGGTGGGGTTCTTGTGGGAATACGCAGATAGCTACATCCCTCAAGGTACCGAGATTTGGCGAAAGGTAGCCTTGGGAACTACTAGGCCTGTGTTTGTCAGTGATTGTGGCCTCGTCAAGATTAGCAGAGCAACTGGAGGCTTCCGGCTATTGAAACCCTCCGTTAGTGGTGGTTACTTACGGCTCGGATTGCGTATGGAAAAAGGAAAGTCTCGAATGTTTTTCGTGCATCGTTTGGTTGCTTCAGCTTTCGTTCCACAGCAAAACGCACTGCAGCTCGTAGCCAATCACAAAAACGGCAACAAACTCGATAATAGGGCGAGCAATTTAGAGTGGTGCACTTACCAAGAAAATTCACAGCACGCTTTAGACACAGCACTCATAACTGTGTGCAAGAAGGTGAATCAATACAACGCAGAAGGTAGTCTGCTTTGTACTTTCTCCAGTATCGTACAAGCTGGAAAGGCCTTGGGATTGAAAAGTGGAGCCAACATTCCAAAGGCGATAGTAGAAGGTAGCCTTTACCATGGTTTTATATGGCGTTACTCCGTATCTTCATAACTGTAAGAAACCGCCTTACGCAAACGCTGTCGAATATCTCCTTCCTGAATGAGGAAACCAGAATGCACAAGAGGCTGAGAAATATCAGCCCAAACCTCTCCACCTAGTGCTTGCCAACGCCTGCACCATAAGTAGTCTTCACTACTGTAGACTCTTGTCTTTTCATCAATGCCTCCATCGAACAGTGCGACGTACTGGTCTATGTCGGAGCCGATGATGTCATTTTTGACGTGGAGGTCCTTTTTGTAGTGTTCTTTCATCTTCTCGATGACCTGTCGTTTGATGAGGAGGCACCCGGTGGCTGCGTCTAGGACTCTGACGAGGGTACCTTCTTGGACGTGGGTCGTGACTGTTTTGTTGCCTTCGACGTGTTGTTCTCGGAAGAGGTTGATGTTGAAGTCGAGGCCAGCTTGGGTAAGGGGTTCTTTGGTGTCGCCCTTGAGCACTTCGTCGACTCTTTCGTAATTGATGTACTTTTTGGGGTAAAGGAGGGCGGTGACGTCCTTGTCTGCTTCGAGCATGCGTAGAATGCTCTCGGGGGCGAAAGATATGTCGGCGTCTAGAAACAGCAGGTGGGTGCACCCGGAACGGCAGAACTGTTCGGTGAGGATGTTACGAGCTCGAGGGATCAAGGACTCGTTGCCGAGAGCTTGGAACAGGACTTGCACGCCTCGTCTCAGACATTCTGTTTGGAGTCTCAGCAGGGACATGACGAACCCAATGTCCATGCGACATGCGAAAGCGGGGGTACCGATGAATATCGATGCCTTCTTGGCAGGAGGTTTCTGTGGTGGTGGGGTTTGTGCCGCTACCTCTGCGGTAGATGCTTGAGGTGGGACGTTACTGTCGTCGTCTGGTAGCTCGAATACCTCCACCATGATGCTTTGTGAAGAGGAATTATTCTAACAGTCAGAACGCATGATGGAGTGTGCACACACCGACGTTTCTTGAAGCGTCCGTGTGGTCACTGGAGCATAAGAATTCGTCGACACAATAGGACATCCACATGTCGTGCACCATGCCCGTGACCGTGGTGTATTATGCATACCTCGCTCCAGGTAGGTGGCAAGCCATTGTGGAAGGCCAACTACGTGCCCTGGTGAAGACGGGCCTGCCTCGAGTTTGTCGTACACACATCGTGTTGTGCGGGGAGATGCAACATTTGATCCATGCGAGGACGACCGTGAACAAGTGCATGGCAGGCCATCTCTGTCACATTCACGACAGCACACAGAATCTGTACGAGTATCCGGGTATCAGACTCTTGTACGAGCTGGCATTGCACAACCCGGAAGGCGTGTACTTGTATTTTCACTCAAAGGGCATGGTGTACCACAATCAGTCGAGTCGTCTTCCTCAAGAAATGGTATTGTTCCAGAGCGTGGTAGCCCAGTGGCGCAAGGTTCTCGGCATATTCAAAGAGCAGCTCCACATCAACAAAGTAGGATATGGCGCATCGTATGCTGGTTTTATGTGGGGGACATTCTTTTACGCCAGAGGTGAGTATCTTGCAAGGTGTCAACCCCCCGTCGTATCCACAGACAGATATGTTTTTGAATCTTGGATAGGTCACTGTGGTCCGTGCATGTCGTACATAGACTGTTACAGTCTTCAAAGCGACAATCAAAAGCAGTATTACACACCGGGAGAAGTGACGGACGCATGGGATGCCGAAGCCCTGACCTTGAATGCGTAACGAACATCAGATAATAAAGTAGCCTCCTGTGAGGCATGCGTTTTACGGCCAGGCCACAGCGTATGCCAACAATGGCCAGTAATCGTGCACGTTTATCCCCGATACAGAGGTTCATGATTAGGAAGCCAAATGCATTACAGCCGCCTCCTGACAGGGAACATTTACGATGGTTGTTGCAGAGGTTTGAGGAGTACCGTACAATGTATGACAAGCCGTACGCCCCCGGGACGAGGGAGTACCGGGTACGTTTGCTCTGCTGGCTGAATAACTACAAACACTGGTGCGGTAGGCTGCAAAAGAAGTATGGCATCGAAGCGACACATACAAGGGGTAACTGGCTTGGCACTCGCTGTGCGGACTACACGACGGAGGAAACAATGAAAAACCAGTTCTATCTCGGAGACGGCCAGGTCTACGATGTTTTGGGGGACTAATGCGCGAAAGACAACTTTTTTCTAGGGTACGAATGCATGACATCACAACCAGCTCAGGTGAAGGTGAACACTGATATCAAGCCCAGTCAGGTCGTCGAGAACAGCAAGACTACCGTCAAGGAGGCGATCGTTGTCATCTTGACGTATACCTTCATATTGGCGGTGCTGAAACAAGAGCTGCCCAACTACAAACACATGATGTTATTCATGGCAGCCTTTGTGCCGGCCGTATCCGTCCTTCGATCTGTGCACCAGGACCTTGCCAAGAATATCTCTACGGGTATCGCCATTGCTATGGGCACTGTATTTGTAAAAAACTGCTTCAAGAAAGGAGCCGCTTAACGCAATACGTCTCCCTCCAACAAAGCAGCATTTGGCCTATCACCATGGTTTCGACGCATCAGAGCCACGTAGAGAGCGACATCAAATTTATCGTCATCACTTGGAGCGGTGTCCCTCAGTGTGATGATGTCATCGAGACAATGTACCTCCTCTATAGTTGTCTCTGTGCCAAAATGGTCAGACCACTCCACAGCTTCCCTCCATTGCTCAGCAGAAATCTCAATGATGTGGGGGCCCGTGTCATCTATGTTGTACAGAAGCCTTACACAGGAACCTGCACCGTACACAAATGCTATCGTACAGGTTTCATGCAAATCTCACTAATGTTGTGCTGCCCACTTCGACGACGATTCGCTAAGAACTTGGCAAACACCTTTGCTTCGTCAAGTATGCGGCTGTGATTTTTTGGCATGTTTTCATATATCTGCACAGGCCCCTTTTTAGTTCGTATTTGACTGTATCTGTAACTCCCGTCATTTCTGAAAAACCAATGAGTTTTCTTCTTGTTAGTGGAGTCAGCAGTTATGTGAAACCCTCTTCCATTTTGTCCTGGAAACAGAGATACGTGAAAATACCGCTTGGGCAACGTCTGTCTCCACCACGAATAAACTGCTCCTGTGTTTGTTAATGCCGCAGGATCATAATCATCACGGTATTTGTTTCGTAGAGCAGAAGACTTGTATACTGTGCTCATATATCTAATAGACTCACGGCGATCCCTTTCTTCCCTTTCTCGCTGTGCCTTTCTAGCCGCATGAAGTTTCTCCTCCCCAGCTGATTTGTTGGCCGATTTGCGTGTTCTTTTGAACTGCGTAGAATACAATGCATCAACTTCGCTCTGTGCGAGTATTCGCCGCCACAGAGTCTGCATGCTCTGTAAACCACGCATTCCTCGTTACATTAACAAGAAACAATATGTTCTGTAGTAGTGCTCTGTATGACATCAGCTTTAACTGGCGGAAATGCAAACAGAGGATTTGACACCTGAACGCCTTTGTTTTATACTGGCGATGTCGGCGTTTGGATCCATGAAAAACTTTACTGGGCTGAGGTACATGCGGGTCTTAGTAGGCTGTGTGCACGATCAGAACAATGAAGCGTGCCTGGCATTCACCGTGGGGATAGTAAACTTACAATCCATCTTGCTCTCCATGTCAAACATGGACGCGGTGATCAGCTTCTGTACGAGCAGAGACGAGCTATTGAATCAGTTTCACAACGACAAGTCGTACGACGTCCTTGTCGTAGTTGACACGATGCTTGGGTTGAACCCCACCTTTGTCAAGGACAATCTACAACATCTAGACAGGCTGCACTTTGTTACCAGCGTGTATCCTCTGCCTGGAGTTGATTGGAAGGCACTAGAAGACAAATCCAAGACTAAAACCACGGAGGAGCTGCGTTTCAGAGGTTTACACTACAACGTCAAGTTACAAAATCCCATCAAGCCTGACAGCTCGGGTGAACGCATACTGGCAAAGCAAGCAACCCTTCGGACTTTCATCATCGACAGGACGGTCATAGACCAGGTCGCTGAAAACAGTCCTAGCTATTCGTTCGGAGACAAGGAGAATCACTTGTTCTGGTGTGATACGGTCGTAGACGGGAAACACAAAGACCCTAGCGACACGTTTATGAGCCGGTGGAAGGGAGATGTGTGGGCCGACGTAGAGCGCCAGGGGGCAGGGTTCGGGTTATTGTCGTTTGCGGGATGTGTGGGCTATCGTAACAAGATCAGATAGTGTCGATATCATCGTCGGTATCAAATTCGACGTACAAGTCGGGGTCTTCATCATCACCCGCAGTCTCCAGTGCTTTCAGCTCTCCCATACGCCGCAAATACCTGGCATTGGCTTCAGAATACTTGTGAATTACGTCCACTTTACACAGAGTGCTCTGTGCTGAAGACGACTCCTCCTTGGCAGTGTCATCGCCGTCATCAAAGGTCCTCGGGCTGACGAGAACAATATCACCGACATTGATCCAGGTTCTTTTACGCATAGAACCTCGAATGGTCCCCAACCTCTGAGACTTGTCCGAGCACATCGCTACCAGACGAGAGCTGCCCAACATCTTCTCGACTCTAGCATACATCTGCCCCTGCTCTGCCCAGGGAAAGTCGGTGTCGGCCTTCTCGTTGTTGTTCCTCTTACGGTTGGCTGCAAACCTACGGCCTCCCAAATTCACCGGCATGATATCTCGTGCTTGGTTTCTGAAAGTCCTTGCCTTAAGTGCGGCAGACCCACTACAGAGATACCCTGACGACGCAGGCTACCCACGACACCGGACAGGGCAACGTACAACAAGTCTCCCACAGCCAACACACACGACGTGTTGATCACGTTTGCTGCAGTGTGCAGCGTCCTACAGACAGGTGTGTTGCCTGCGGTAAACGATATCCAGATGTTTTTACGGCAATAGTGATAGTTGAGGTACTCGACAGCCGCGTGGGTCAGAAAGCAGCAAGTCACGAAGATCACCCTCACGACATGCCGCCAAAGCATATAGCTGGGGGTGCTAACTGGGTGAGTTTAAGTATACCGCATTAAAAACAGAGCACAAGGTATGTTAAAGGTCGTGGTTGTCGTAGGAACCTTATTGTTCGGTACGGCCTTTGGTGGTATATCAACCGGATATCGCAAACCTGCAAACCCAACAGCGATTGATGATCAGGCATTCGTGTTGCGTAACGATCTGGACATGTCCGAACTGCTCCCCAGGTACGACAAGCTGAAAGCTGACGTTGCGCCCTCGGTGCATAGGTACAACGCGTTCTGGCAGGCTTACGAGTCCTCGGCAGTCCCCTCCTCCGTGCAGCCACTGGACTGTCCACCTGGTTACGAACAGGTTCCCCCAGTGCCCGCTATGCTCACATCCAACGGTGGCTTGTACAACAAGTATCGTTGTATGCTCACGGCCCAGATCGATCAGATACGGGAGTTTCTCAACGTGGACTCGGAGTTGGGGTGGGAGAGCGGTGCCATCATATGGTGCATACCTCCCGCTTACAGGGATCCAGCATGCCTCGGGATGCCGAGTGCAGCTGCACAATCTGCTCCTGAAAACTTCACAGAGGCGTTCGGAATCTTTGCACAGACCTACCAGTTGCTCAGCACGAGCAAGTCCGGTTTGTTGCAAGAGCAAGTGACAAAGGCTGCCGAGAATGGCACCGCGAGTGCACAGTCGGCACTCGACACCTTGGGGTGTAGTTGCGCCCCAAGGGTGGACGCCCTAGACGACTACTTTGACTTTGTGACTTTCTTGGCCCAGTACGTTCCGGAGGACACCTCGGGTCACTTCACGCACTACATTGTTTTCAATGAGGTGGCCAATGCAGCATGGTTTGACCTGAGCGGAACGTCACCTGGCAGCGTCGACGTCACCAGACAAAACACTCCTGCAGAGGTGCAGACGTGGATAAACCGTTATGCTCAACTGGTACAGTTTACGCACGACGCCATCTTACAGTGCAAACTACCTTATCCGTCTCTAATCTACGTCAGCACAGACAGGTATTGGGGTCAGCCTCCTGTATTCACGCAGTGGAATGGCAACAGGGCACACATAGGCTCGGGAATCCTGGTAGCGGGCCTGTGGGCTCGTCTAGGTACCAAGATAGATTGGTCCTTATCAGTGCACCCGTACGGCGAGCCGACGGTGCAAGAGTTCAATGGAGAAAACGGAATCGTGGACGCGTATACGTTCGTCACTTTATCGCAGGTACAGGAGCAGATGGCAGGGTACTTCAAGCAGTATGGAAGCGGTGACCCCGCGACGGCTCCCCAGCTCTGGATGGCGGCAACGGAGCAGGGCTACACGTCGTCGCAATACAGTAACGAGCAACGAGCTCAGTTTCTGTGCCAAATATACAACATCACGTTACAGACACCCAAACTGCTCTGGGTGGCTATGAATGATTTCCAAGATTACGGCGGTGACGTGTATGCCCTGCTCGCAGCAAGTGTGGGTGTCAATCTGGAGAACTCTGCACAATCTCCAGAGTACCAGGCTTTCACGAGTTCAAAGCCTGTCACCTGGGGTACTCCAAACCACTACTGCTGTGTGACGTATCGTCTGGGTTGTTAGATACGCTCATCTTTCAGCCACTCACGGGCCTGAGCCAGCGACCCTCCTGCCGAAAGGTGCTGCTGTATCTTTCGGATACGTTTGTAGTAGGCCGTCTGCTTGTAGTTTGACGCACGCAGCGCAGGGATGGCCCTGTTCTTGCGTCTGTACGCGTCCGCCACCATCTTGACAGCATTGCTGTTGTCTCTAAGGCTCTTGGGTAGGGTGCGTTTAGGCATGTGTCCTTATCTAACAACATATTTTTTGTCGACACGCTTGGTAGTGGGTTGTTTTTTCTGGGTAACATTGGCCATGCAAGCAGTACAGACTCCTATGCTCTCTGCCGCAGACGTACAGCACCTGCAGAACAAGTATCCAGACAAGGTACCTGTGATAGTCAGTAGGGCGGCAGACTCCAAACTTCCAGACATTGATCAACGCAAATATCTCGTACACAACGAAGCGACCGTAGGCCAATTCCTGTTCATTGTGCGTCAACGTGTTCAGTTGGAGCCCCACCAAGCCCTATTCTTCCTGGTGAACGGCACCGTGTTGGCACCCGTGTCAAAAACCGTGCGAGAACTATACGACGAGTATGCCGATGAGCATGTACTACATCTTGTTTTTCGCGAGGAATCGACCTTCGGCCTAATCTAGCACTTCATTGCGTTTCTTCCACTCCGCCAGCGTCAATGGCTTCAGCTCCTGCACGTCCAGAACTCCTTTGAAGTGTACGTGCTTTTCAAAGCGGGGGACAACTTCGGTGACGACGTGTGGATAGTAGACCTTACGCTTCAGGACAGGCTGTACCTGCTCGATGACGTGCTTGAAGACACGCTGCTGTACGACGGGCTCCAGGGTCACCGTCTCAGATGTATCCTCTGCCACAACGTGGCTTCCGATGTTAGACAGAGCACCCTCCTGGGTTTGACGTCTCTCGAGCTCGACCTCGTCATACTCGTGTTTGATCTCTGAGAACTCGGGAGCACGGGACTTGTTGTGGTACTGTGTAGGTGCTACCTCCTCTTCCACGATGGGCTGAAGCACGTGTCGCAGCTCCACTTCGTGATGCTCCTGAACCACGACCTCCTGCAGGTTTTTCTGGTAGTGGTGTTGTTCAATGGTTTCCACAGCTACTGCATTCTCGGAACGCTCGTAACTGTCCTTGCGTGTTCCAAACTTTTGTATCAAGCGGTCCTTGAAGACATCCAGACGACCCATCTATTATATCAAGATTCAAAAAAAGGAGTCTCGCCTTCCGATGTATCCCAAGTCCGTAGTTTGTGCCCACCATCATAAAGATCCGCGTACCCTTCTTGCACAAGCACATCGTTCAGAGAGATTTTGTCGTCGGAATCCCTAAACACAGTGCACAATAGACGTCCATACTTATCCATGTGTTGACAGCGGAGTAAGACTATGACTGGGATCCCCCACAATCTATCACGCAATTCTTTTTCCGTATACATGCCACCGACAGACACACTGCCTCCTAGTACCCATTGTGCAGCTCTGTCTCTACTTCGCACGGCTAGTTCTCGTTCCTTAGGATCTTTGCTTCGTATCTCTGGAGCATCTATTCCAACAAGCCGTGTCATGGTCTTGTATAGTTTTCCGTTAACCTCAAGAACGACTTTCAAAGAGTCACTATCGTGCATCTCAATCACCCTCGCCCAGATATCTTCACCTGCCAAGTCATATACAGGGACATCTCGAGGACAAGCACACAATTTGTTGTACAGATCCTCGGGACAGCCACGAGGAGCTAAATTACCATGCCGACTCAACGATATATGTCGCTTCAGAGAGTGCAGGGGTTTTAGAACAGGGGCTGCTATATGGTTCAATATGTGTGACACCATCTTACAATGGGAGCGGGAGAAAATGTACGTCGGGCATGTCATGGCCATCCGTTGCGTACTCTGCGACCATCTTGCATATGCTTCAACATGTCGTGCAGCAAGTCAAGCAGGTGCTGGAGACCATAAAAGACATACTCGGTCGGGTTCAGCTCACTACATGCTCTGTAGATGCGTATATCCATGCCTTCGATCAAATCTTGCTCCTCTGCTGTCAAGGCTTGATCGAGGGTATAGCAAGTGTATGTACGGACTGGCTCTGCGTCCGATTCGGTGTCGGCTTTTACACCTCTGTCTGCCTCTGCCACCATGATTTCACCAGCCTCTGTGTTTTCGTCAGGAAGTACAGGTATCAGCTCACACGAAGGCTCTTGCCATCGTGTTTCCCTTGCACGCTTTGGTGCCCTCTGCACATCGTCAGGGGGGGATGCAGTGTCCGTGGGAGAGTACAGCGTTTTCGTTTTATCACTTGTACAGAGAAACGCCTTGTCACATGTGCTCTGAGGAGATCTACGAAAGTAGGCGAAAAGACCCATGGCGACTTCTGACTTGACAGGCCTGACGGCCAAGAACGTACAGCTCGGATTTGTGCTCAAACGTGCTAGTTCGGTACTGTATCTGCTCGCACTTCCTTGGACAAGACGTGAGCAGTCTGTGAGCATCACGAGCTCTGCTAGTACGCTGTCGTCACGCCTGACTCCCAAGGCTTCTCCAGCTACATCGTCCAAGCTACGTGAACGTCGATACCGACCGGTCCTGTGATATGTCTGTTGATGTACCCACGAGGACGCAGGCTTTATGTAACAAACACGGTGTCCATACTGAGAGTTGACAGGTGTTTCGGTAGTCCAAATCTCCAAGCAGTTGTACTTTTGCACCTCTATGATAGTACGCACTACTTTGAATGCATGCATGAGCGCGGTACCGTGTACGCTCCCTCCATCCACATCAATCACCAATGCCAATGTAGTCATCGAGAAGCAAATGTGGCAAAACCGGTCAAGCTAATGCAAGCCACCAAAGAGCACTTAAGGCGACGTGGCCCAGAGGCGTGTACACGTGCAATCTAGACGCCACAGAATGGCGATCCCAGTGCAAAGACGAAGCATGAGGTTGCTAGAAGCAGATGCCGCCGACGCCCTGTTACGCCTTGGGCACGCCACTCTGCTGATGGGGTTGCAACAGCCTGTAATTCAGCAGTATACATCCATCAAGAATGATGAAAATGTCCAGCAAGTCAAACTTGAACGATTGCAATGATCTTGTCCTCGAAGAGTTCCAAGCCATGTTGTGGAGCCTGCTCGTTCGTAAGGGGATGTGTGAATGGACAGTCCAGACCATCTTTGACGTCTCACAAGGAAGACTGAAGCACATTGACTGGCCAAGACGAATCATATATCTGAGCAAAACCAAACTAGAGAGGTTTTCCAAAGATATAGTTTACAAACGAAAAGTACCGAAAAGCCATGTAATCGAAGTCAAACACAGACAGGGACTCGCACGTCTGCAACAGCAACTCAAGACGATGGTCACACGCATAGAGAAAGAGTACCGTACCGCGAAGCATCTCAAGAAGTCTCGCTATGTCATTTGCCCAAGATGCGGTGCCGGATGTATGGTGTACGAAGCTTTCCAGAAATTGCAGTGTTCTAGTTGCAGACATGTAGTCGCAGCCAATCAATGGCTCGATTATTTACACACTTAAATGTGTATACATGTCTACAGACAGCTTGAACAGTATATGTCGTTTAGAAGACAGGCTTGACATGACTACATTGACTCAGGCTCAATGGTGGCTGAACAGGGCGGTTGACATGACAAACAGACAATTGGATTCGCCCAAAGAATTATCAGCCGCTCGAACACTTATCTTGTCCGATTTGCGCAGGGTTGTAGATGTGTTAGACAGCGTCATTTCATTACTAGACAAGTCGTCGGCTTCCGGTAGTTGGTAGTAACAAACAAGTAACAAACAAATAGCACGTCAAATCTCTCCTTTAGCGAATGCCTCTACATCAAAAATCACCTGCTCGTCTAGCTCCGAGGCTGAATGCTTGTTATGAGGCATGATACGATTACCCCACAAGCACAGAAAGAAAGGACTCCTAGAAACCTGCATTTTAGCAGCAAGTATGTAAATCCTCAATGCACTGCTCCCGCGGTACGTCACGTGTGTCAACCCTAGTCGCTCGACCTCTGTGGACACACTCGCGTCAGGGACCAGCTGGTCTTCTGTGTCATCTTCAAAGTTTATCTGAACGCCTTCTGGAGATTCAAACAAAAACACCTTGGTGTCCGTCGACCAAACGCCTTTCGCCATGTTTGCTTCGAGAGGGTCGATTACCTCGTATGTAGGGTCCACGCACGTGAGTATGTCGTAACTGTGACTAGAATGTCCTCTGTGCTCGAAATATGGGAAACACTTGAAAATCTCTATCTCGACTTGTTTGTTAAAGTTCCGAGAAAAACAACGAGCTATCTCGAGAAAGCCTCTCAGGTGCTCTGGTTGCACTTGAGTCAGGTCTGCATCTGCCGTTACTGTTGGAGAGAACGTCCAGCGTCGATCATCGTCTGTGAAACTCTCGTCAATGAGCGTGTGATACACTCCTAGTTTCGCAAAGTACAAAGCATTGAACAAGTGGCCAACCGATTGTTTCAGACACCCACTCTGCATGTCTACAAGCTGTACTGTATCTTTGTTTTTAGACATTGCACCAACGAATCTGGCACAAGTGACACGTTGATTCAGGTCGGCATTGCTACACAAGCACCATGATACGTACTTGTCAAACTCAGGTTGTGCAGGGTACATAAGTCCATCGACTACGTGTTCTTCGCTCCAGGAACCAAAGTGTTCCTCCATGGATCAACACTTACAAGCTTTTACACTATTACAAAGTATGTAAAGGATGTTGTAACACCACACGAGGCTAAGAAACAAGAGGCGTGCATATGATGGCGTTCAGACAGTACGCCTTATGTGATTACTAGTGCAAACCTGTGCGTCTATTTACTTTGAGCCGCTCGTTCTAAATGCGTTACGTGCCAATGGTCGCCTGTGTACTTGACGACACTCGGTCAAAAACAATACAACGCTACCAGTACACTCAATATAGCAGCTCCTAGAGGAGCTCCGATCAAGAGGCCGTACAACCCAGAAAAAAACCCTCCTCGACCCTTTCTCAGGACCTCTTCTTCAAATACCACGCCAGCCGCTCCCCCCGTCACAGACCCCACCAAGAGGGCGGCGAGCTGCACGACGGCCTTCACGACCCCCGGAGCAGCCTTGATAGTCGTGTGAACATCTGGCAGTGTACTTGTAACGCGTCGGGCTGGTCGTCTTGCCGCTTTGTAGGGCCTTGTGAAGATATGACGTACATGACTCACGTACATTGTGAATACGGGAGTCATGTGTGACTACACTGATGTTGTCAGCTCGATCTGGCACTTGTCAGAAATGCTCGATAGTCCAATGGCGTGATGATGATGTCTTGTCCTATGCTATGTAATCTGTAAAGTAGACGTGCTTGAAGGCAGCGCCGCATGCCATGTCTCTGTAACTCTTAACGCTGTGACCATGTCGTAGCACCTTGCAAGGTACGTATCTGCTGAAAATACAGCATGACAACAGCTCCACACATATGGAGTCCCGCCACCATGGCAACGGGCCGACGTGGGCCTCTCCAAAAATGTCGTGGGGAATGTCTTCCACTGTACAGTGCAAGGCTGTGGTGTCGTTCTTGTTCACCATGTCCAACAGAGCCTGGGTTGGTACAGCATGCCCTGTATTGGAAAAAGCGATACCGACATCATCTTGTGATCTCGTAAATGACCACAACCGTGGTGCAGTTGAGACCAACGGCTTCCAGCCTGAGTAGCAATCATAGTATGTCCGCAAAGCTTGTGCACATATGAGTGCATGCGTCTCTGTCGAGAAGTGTGCTATGTGACGGTTGACGTTGCGATGGTGCCATACATACACAACGTATGTGACAAAGGGTTTTGCTGGAACTCCCACACAAATCTCAGATGTCTCGCTCATGTTCTTCCTTGTACACTATACTTGTAATTGTGACATCGCCTTATGTATACCACGTTTCAACAAGGGCGACCACCTTCGGCATGATGATGTTGTCAGCTCGATCTGACACTTTTGTCAGTTTTGCATGGCGTCCCACTGTGACTCCCATATCTCCTCGTAGTCGTACCCGAGCTCTTGTATCCTTTGTTTTCGCTTCTCGTTTTCCTCAAACAAGTCCCCCATCCTTCTGTGACTGAGAGGACTGATAGCGTCTGGGTGGTACAGGGAAGGATTTCCGTGAACTTTATCACCCAGGAACTCAAAGATCTTGTTCAGCTCTATGCTGTATCCATCTGCCTTGTAGCGGGTTCCGGGAATCCGAAATTCACCACCATTGAGTGCGTGCATGATCTCCGTGTCGTCTTCAATCTGCTTGTGCTGCAGCCACTTGATTGCCTTCATGGAGAATTGTTTTGAACACGTCGGGCAGTTAGAACCTCTGAGATGATTCGCAGGTGTTTGGAAAAATGGACCGTGCTTGCGACAAACTATCTGAATGTCATTGCTGTTGTTTTCGACTTGAATAAGGTGATTGTAGTCGTATCTATCACCATGGACGCCTTTAGCACATTGTAAAAACCGTTGCAGATCCATTTTTCCTCGACCAGCACAAATTGGGCATCCATTGCCACCCAAGTGACTTCCTGGCATTTGAAAGAAGTCTCCGTGCAGACTACAAGTGATTGTAACTTTGACTGCATAACTTGTATAGTGTGTTCTCTCGTACGAATACATACTTCCATGAACAGCTCGAGATCTCGCGACGAACTGCACTGTGTCCAGTTGTTTCTTTCCTCCGCATACCGGACAACCTGATTCACGTCTAACATGATTGTCCGGTGTACAGGTGAATGCTCCGTGTTCCCTACATAAAATTGTGACATGCTCCTTCGCCGTTGTGTATCGTGTTGATGTATAGTCGTATCTGTCACCGTGCACACGTCTGGCCATCTCTATGAATTCATCGTGCTCCACACGACGTTTCTTGCCTCGTAGTGTGTCTGCACAACGAGGACATCCAGTGCCCGCAGACACATGGTTGCTGGGTGTACTGAGAAACTCACCATGCTCTTTGCATTTTATGATTAGGGACTGTGCAGACTTTACATACACACTTTTGCTGTAATCATAGCGATCACCATGCACTCGACGTGCTGCTTGCACAAACTCCGCTGTTGTGAGTTTCCGCATGTTGTACAAATACAACATTTGTCCAGCCTTAAGTGTCCGCTATGTAAGTATGATGTATGCTAAGTCATTCGAGTGGACGCCTGAAGAGGTCCGGTTCAACAGTGCTCAGGTTGATGTTTCCAAGAGCATTGCCCTTGGGGTTGGGAATGGTGCTACGAATGTCGTAAGACGATAATTTCAGCGATCCGCCGACGGTGTTAGCCCCGATGTAACGTGAGGCATCCAGGAAGTTTTGGCCCTTGAGGGCACGGGGGGCGTACTCACCGTAGTCGTCGCTGGCAGTCTCGGGCTTTGGCAGGAGGTCGGTGGCTACGCTGCTGATGGGGTTGCACTGGACCTGGGCACCTGTGGGTGCTGCACGGTCTGCGTAGGCTAGGTCCATGGCGCCGGTGAGGGAGCCGCCCTCGGGGGAGGCGGAGGGGGCAGGGCCGAGGGGGGGGATGCTGTCCAGGACGGGGGTGCCGGTGCCCCAATCTGCGGGGGCTGCCACCTCGCCGGTGCCTCCCCACCGGTTGCCCTCGATCATGGGTCCGACTGTGTACTCGCCGTCAAAGCCTTCCCTCTTGTTGAACATTTTCAGAGCCACTGCAATAACTACGATCACTGCCACCGCTGTCAGGATGAGCTTCAGGTTCAGTCCCTTCTCGGTGGGGATGGTGACACCTCCGAACGTGGGGGTTGCCCCAAATGACGCAGGCTGGAATTGCAGTGCGGTGGGTGTCGGAGATGCGACTGGGATTTCCATCTTGCTATATGTTCACAGAAAAAATACTCATGCCTCGTCGAGCTCTTCTATGAGGTCTTCTTCATCATCAACGAATCCTGTCCCCTCGTCGGTCTTGTCAGCTTCCTTGGCCTTGGTGCGCGCCTTTTTGGGAGCGGAAACGGGCTCCGGACCCAAGTGGATGCTCTTAATCTCGAGGTCGTCCAATTCTGTCTGCGCTACCGTGTCCTCCCCCATAGTACTCTCTGCATCGTCGATCAAGCACTGCTCGGGCTCGGGCTCGGGCTCGGGCTCAGGTTCAGGTTCGGGCTCAGGTTCCAAGGGTGTGGGGAGGAGCTTGATCTGTGATACAGTCCACACGAGGCCGTACTCGCTGCGGCCAAAGAGGATGTGTGGCGCTGTGATCACAGCACGCACACGGCTGCCTGGGAAAATCTCATCGATACCAATTCGATCGTTATCTATGTTGAAAACCTTTGTGTCGTCGTTCGTTCTGAGTTTGAGATAGCCATCGTTGGTAAGGTACGTCTTGAACCGAGCGTAGATGCTGTCGATGCTGACGTCCTTGCGCTCGAATAGCTCCTCACGCTGTGCAATCGTCAGGTCCTTGATCCTGCCTTCAACAGCTTTGATGAAGGTCAGCATATCGGGTTTGACCTCCACGAAGAGGGAGTTGTCAGCTGGAATGTCCAACGCTCTCAACGTGCTGCTCACGAAGAGCAGTGGAGGTTGTAATTCAGCCTTGTACAATTTTCCGTCCTGGACCAGAGCACCCAACTCCAAGCTCTCGACATCGATGTTGGAAAACCTCACTGGACGCTCAGTCATAAACTGAGGACAGTGGAATAAACACGGACACCTGACGCGTCAAGGCTTCTTACCGTAACGCCGTTCCCATTCGTCATGCTCATTGTTAATGGCATGTGTCTCTGCCTTGAACAGTGCTCCCAGCTGCTGTCTGAGAACTTCCTTGTTGGGTCTCTGGGCCACTAATTTAGCACGCTTACGATCAAAACTGTCTTTGATCCGCTGAATGCTCGGTATGTGATCGGTCAAGGTCGTTTTGGCAACGAGAGTAGAGGCGGAACATTCGTGTCCATTAGCCACCGCAAACCCTTCTCCCACCGGACACAGATCATCCACTGGAGCAGAGTCGTGTATGCTGTACATACCATGTCCAACAAGAGAAACGTTGGCAAATCAACACGTCTCTGTCAGGTTTGCTCCTCACCCAGACCGACAGAAAAGTTGAGAGGCATGCTGACGGCAGTCAGGCTCCCAGACAAGTCGTGCATCACAGCGTCTATGCCTCGATGTGTGGGAGGCAGCTCCTGCTTGACAAAAGGAGCATGCTGGCGCCAGTGATTGACGATTTCCCTCTGCCCGTGACAGCGCAAGGAGTGAAAAATGTAGTGGGCAACCCTGGCGTACTGCTTGTTCTTACATAACCGGACCAGCTCCCACCCTTGTTCAACACGCATAACGTCAGGCAGCTTTTGAAACAGGCTTAGGTACATGCAGATGTAGTCTGTGGGCGACACCATATGCTGTTGCAGCTCCTCCTCGCACTCCCACAAGGCCTGTGAGACATCCTTGTACCTGCCCAACATCTCATGCACAGGCCTATCTGCCTCCAGACTGCGGATACGGTCATCAAGCTGCAAGACCATCCTCTCTAGAGGTGTGCATGTAGAGATGTCGAAGGGCAGGTCATCTGTCATGCAACTATCCAGATTTTCTAGCTGCGTTTTGAACGGATACCAAAACTAGTCGCATGAGTATGTCACTCCTGCGTGCTGCAGCATGCAAGCGTGTAGTACGTGTTGCCGAGCCTGCTTTTGTTCAGCTTTACATCGACTATGACGACAACAAGCCGCAAGCTACGGCTTACTATCCTACGGATGGACCATGTTGCTGTTTTTGTCCGGATAATTGCGTCTGGTACAGGTCAAACGACAGGTGTTCACGTTTGTGTGCAGATTGCATAGACGGCAAAATCGCTTCAAGATCGGACTAAAAGTCTTGCACTGGTCCAATGTCTACGTCGTCTCCAAAGTCTTGCTTGACATCGATGTCCTCAGGCAGCTTGTCTGAGGGGTCTTCGATGAAGGCGTCAGGCTTCATTTCTTGGCGTCTTTGAACCACGAGAAGGCGGGTGAGAGTGCACACGACTCCGAAACTGCCGCCGGATATCCACACACGCCCGATTTCGATGATCATCTTGACCAAAGAACCCTTGGTGACGTACTCCTTGTCCACTTGGTTGCGCTCGTTGTCAAAGACAAAGACGTCGCGACGTTGATTGATCTTGCCCACAAACTTCTTGTCACCATCCTTGTTTTCCTTGATCGTAGCCCCCTTGTACAGGGCACGGTAGGCGTCCTTGCTCTGATTGGGGCGTAGGCCCCATTCCGCTGCGTTCTTGGCAGCCGCTGAAAGCACGACGTCATCGAGCAGGTTGAACTTTTGCAAAATCAGCTCTTGTGCAGCATCCGTGGTGGCTTCCTTGAGGGGGACCTCGACTGACAAACTCTTGGAGCCATCATCGTTGTCCCAGGTGCTGATGCCGTAGGGGATACGCACGACCGGAGTCTGTAGCGATAGGGCACCCCGCGCAGTCCCGTAGTTGATGTAGCAAAACTTGCCAGGACTGTTAGTGTTTTTCTGGACACGTCCAAAGCTGATGTTGTTGGGCTCAAACTCGGAAAGAAGCACTGGTGCAGCCATGTCGTGGGTCTGGTGATGTGTGTGCCAATAGCCCAGATAGGCTCGGCTTAAGTACCATTCTGGTCTCATCTGCCTATTGTGTGGTCAAGGTTTTGTCTTGAAAGGACGTCTTTCAAACCTTGCCGACATTATTATGAATGACCTACCAGATGAACTCTGGATGGACATCTTTACGCACCTGCCTCTTGGCCGCCACAAGGTCGTGCTACGATTGACGTGCAAGCGATGGTCACGTTTGTTTAACGAGCCGAGAGCACACGGGAGTGACGCTGTGGAAGCAAGTTATGCGTCATCGGAAGTGGTGGTCGTGCCGAACGAAGGGCTACATCATGCTTTCACTCAGTGCGTCCCGTTGCGGTGGCACTATGGCCAGTATCGTGGGGAAGCCTGGATCCAGCGCAACTTGCAGGGGGTACAGATAAACGAAGCCATCAGCGCGGCTCATCTGGCATTTGCCCGCTACACGTTGACGCAATCTCACAGGTAATATGGGTCATAAGGCGAGCGTGTTCAGTATCTGAAACAAAAACCGATCAGTGAATCATGCTGACGGCTGAGACCTTTGGTGAAAGAGTGAACGAGTACGTGGAACTGGAGGCTCAGATCAAGGAGGGCTCCAAGATGGTCAGCGTCCTGAAGAAGAAGAAGTGTGAGATAGGCGAAAGCTTGCTGGAGTTTATGAAGGAAAAGGGAATCGTAGCGTGCAACATCTCCCAAACGGGAGGAAAACTGATACGGAGACCACAACGCAGCCTGGAAACCGTCAAGCGTGAGTACGTCGAGGAGATTCTTGCCAAAGAGCTGCAGGATCCCAACATGGCAGAAAAGTTGGCAGACCTTGTATATCAGAACCGCAATGTGCGTGAGAAGGAGATCCTAAAGCTCACCGTCAAACGCAACACGGGTGAGGAAATCGTGATCGGCGACACTTAAGATGATGTCAAACACGATACCGCTGCATGCGGTTTAACGAGGAGCTGTGGAGCTGGGTGGATGATGGAGACGAGTACGACACCGACGCATCCGACGACAGTCGCTTGTTACCACCGCACCCTGAAGATTGGCAAGACTGCTATTCGGAGTTACTTGTCGAGATTTACCACATGTTGAGGGACGAAGGCCACCTAACGGGAGTCTTGGACCGATGCAGCTTGAACGACCTAGCATACGCGTGTTACTCCTGGAGCACTGGCATAGGCGTCCCCGTGCTCCAGAGCACAAAGTCCCCGCTTACAGATGTGCCTTTAAAGAACTATACATGGGGCCTATGGAAAACGTTAGAGAGCTACCGAGATGCCGAGCCCGAGTTCTTGCGCTTCCTCGACAAAGACAGTTTTCTAGTTTTCTGTGACCGTGTCTCGTCCAGCCGTCTACTTGACGATCAGCCTATGGTCTGCTGAACTTGCTGCATGACCGCTGTTGTCCCTGTAGCAACACTCGCAGTGTCGTCAATATTCAATTGCGTGTACATGTGTCTGTCAGGATTCAGTGTGGTCACATTATCCATGTAATATGTAGTCAAAACACTGTGACTGGAGCGGAAATGATCGTCGTTGCCTATCAAAGACCAGACGGTCGTCTGAAGATTCAGCTGTCTCAACAGCTGTGCTGCAAAAGTGTTGTTGGGGTCATTCCCGTCGACGACCTTGGGTTGCGCCTCGTTATTGAACCAAGGCAGATCCTGAGGAGCGTTAGGAGGTGGATTTCCAGAGTTTCGCTGGTTTGGATTTGGAATGCGTTGCACATTCATCGTCAACACAGGGGGGCCGCCAGGTTGGGGGGTCGCTGACATGTTTCGTTTCAAATACACTGTAAGCAGATCCTTGATAAGGTCCCGAGCCGTTTTCTTGACAGGTGTATTTCCCAACACCCTTCGTTTTCTATACACCCATTTGGCGATAGCCTGGTTGATCTTTGCCAGGTCGCCTTGGGGGCGAGGTTGGCCGTGTGCAGTGTGTGTCCTCAACTGTACGATTAGACCGTTGGTGGCGAAGTCGTGTTTCATCCCTTTGTATGCGTCAAAGGTTCTCAGAAACTGCTTGAGCTTCTGCACCCCCGCCTCCGGTAAACTCTTGACGTAGAAAATCTGCCGTACCTGGGTGAAGTCAGGGTCATTCTGAAAAGTGCCGTCCGTAACGGTGCCTAGGTCTGCACGGTTCTGCGGCCATACGATGCGGTCACCAATGTATGTATTGGCAATGTACCACTTGGCTGCTATGGCCTCAAGCCGCTCGAGGTTGAGGCTCGAGGCCGGAATTACACTGCGAGGTCCGTGCAAGTATAACTCTCCCGCATGTATCCCAGCAGACTGGACGTACAGGTGAGGGAGCACGTCCTGGTCGTGGCGGAGAGCACTGCCCGGTTTGGGCTTCCTACCAACACGCTGAGCAGGGCGGGCTATCATGTCCGAGGAACGCCTCTCTGGCAGGTCACTCATGCCTTCTGCCCCCCCTCGGCCCTTGTGGGTCACTATACGGGAGATGAAAACGAGGGCCTGCACGATTTCACCCATGTTGTTCAGACCTGAGAGCGTGAAAGAGCCCGTAGAGCACCAAATGCTGACGTGAGCCAGCTTGTGCCTCTGCAGCTCCACACTTGTCACCAACTTGCGTCCAATGTAAAAATCCATGTGTCCCTCTCTGGTTCGAACATTGTACGGCCGCCTGCTCAGTACCTTCATCCCGTCGACCGTATCGATGGCCCACTGCCGGGGCACCAGGTTAGAAAAATTGGGCCCCGGGCCAGCCGGCAGTTTGTCAAACACCCTGTCGAGAAAACTCGTGTACAGTGTGCCTTTGGGTGTCTGGGGTGCGTAGTCCGCTTTGCCTTCGAACTGCATGTCGGCTTGCAGGATGTCCCCTGCTTGTGCGGCACTGGTGTCCATGTTGCCCGTGGTCACTTGATGTAGTTTTCTGAGGGTTCTCCCGGAAGCCATAATGGTCAGGGTTTTTAGTTTGATCACAGGCGGGGGCTGCCGCTGCAGCAACTCTGTCAAGACGTACACGACCACACGTTGTGCAGTGAGCTCAATGTCCTGCTGACGCTGCACTAGCCTCTGCACAGGGCTATCGTTTGGGCCGTATTGGTGAACGGGCAGTTTCTTGCACCCTACACATATGCTGATCAACCGCTTGCGAAAGATGTTGACAACCAGCGTGTATTGTGTTGCCCCGGTGGTCTCCATGCGCAGGGCTATGTGATGCCACTTGTCAAACGCTTCCTGAGTGTTCCCCTGTGCTGTAGGTTGCACCACCGTACCATTCGAGTCACATTTCGCCACGTAACACGTATCATCTTGCGGTGCGGTCCTCACCAGGCTGCACCCTTTTCCCACAGTGGCCGAGAGCAGACACAGGTTGCTAGGGCTGCCCTGCGAGTTGACGACACGAGGTAGAGGAGATCGTGACACGTTGTAAAATGCCGTTCTGATGTTGTACAGGGTCTCTGTGTGTTCCTCAAACAGCAGGTTCACGATGTCCTGTCGCACAAACAAGACGGCCTCACGGATGTGGCCGTCAAACTGCTGTACGTTAGCCATACTGCTGTTGTACCTAAACAAAAAAACGCGTTTTTACGCCGTGAACTTATTGAGGCGCCCTATCAGCACTACATGAGTGAAGACTCGGTGAACATCAGCAAGGACTCGGGCGAGGGGCGAAGCCTGGCAGTGCAGTCGGACGCAGAGTCCATCGACTTTGACTTCAAGAGAGAGGCGAGAAAGAGTCCAAGGCCTGCTAAAAGGCAGACACCCCATCCAAAAACGAGGTCACCGCCGGCGGTGCTTACCAGGCCCACTCCCCCACAAGAACTGCATGCGTTCATCAACTCCAGAAAGGACCTTCCAGTGAACTTTGACGAGGAGCCGGAGCCGGAACAGGAAGCTGACAACAACGCTGCAGATGTGGGAGGGGAGTATGCAGACTACTACAATGATGGTAGTGATGGAGGTCACAACGATGAAGGCGGGTATGGATCGGGATCGGGCTCGGAGGTATCGTCACTGGTGGACACACAACCTCTTCCCCCACATCGAACGATCCGTGAAGAGAAAGAAAGTCTGCTGCTTAGGCTCTATGAACTGCGCAGGAAGGGTCACCCCGTTCCCGAAGACATCGGGTTCCACACTGACATACACGAGCTTCGCTTCACCGTAAAGAGGATCGAAGACGAACTGACGACCGGCTCAGGCGTTGAGATGGCCAGGCACGCTCTTATCTTCAGCGTTGGAATGATCGAAATGATGAACGAACAGTACAACCCATTCGATCTGCACTTGAGGAACTTTTCTCACGACGTCATGTCTCAAATCAACTCGTTCGATGACACGTTGGAGAGGCTGGTGAAAAAGTACAAGACGCGCGTTTCAGCTCCTCCCGAGTTGTCCCTGGTGTTTAGTCTGGTCGCCATCGGTGCCGCCACCCACATGCGTGAGAGTCGCAAGGCTAAGACGGTGAAGAGCCAGGTGACGGTTCAGCCTTCCCAAGCAGCAACCTCAACACCGATGGGAGGTACGGGACCCACACCGGTGCGCAAAGAGATGTCGGGGCCAAGCATCGGGTCCTTTGGTGGAATAGGATCGTTTGGTGGTGGCATAGGGTCCTTCGGTGCCTTCCCCCAACCAAGCCGGGCCCCATTGAACGTGGCTTCACCGCAGACAAACAACACCCCCCAAAACACTCTGCCCGTGCCTAACCGTCTCGCTCCAGAGCCTCGTATGCCTGACACACAGGTCGATGAGATCGAAAGCAAAGACTCACAGAGTGACAGAATGTCCGACGTGATCACTGAATTCGGCACCCACAACGGGGGGAAGGACATGGATGAAACTCAGAGCGTAAATAGTGAGCAGTCGGCGGCTACAACAAGAACGAGGGCCAAGAGGCGCAAGACACCTGCCGCTCCGATGCCTACCGGGAAAATAGTAACGATCTAGAAATAAAATTTGCACCAATGTATAGTGCGAGATGCAGTACTCGCTACTGGCCGACGTTTGGGCTCCACCTAAGAAGGCTGCACTGTTCCAAGATGACGCACGGAAGTTCGACACGTGGCAAAGCAAAGAATGCGAGAGGACCAAACCCAGGCGCGAACTGGCCTACGATACAGCAGCACGCAGAATAACCGTGCCCGGTACCCGTCAAGCTCTCCCCGACTGCCAGCCAAAACCAGTCGGTGAACCATCGAACTTGCGCAATCTTTTGTCTACGATCTACAACGAACAAGGCCCCGACGTTTTTGTTTCCCTGCTACCAAAGCCGTTTGTGCAGGATCTTACAAAGACCTCTCCACAGTGTGCGCCAGCGGGCAATATGTACACACGACAAGGGCTGTTCAAAGAACCAGAGGATCCATTTGCACGAGATGAAGTCACGGAAGTCTACAGACAGAGGCCGGAGACTCACGCACGGGTGCCTATGTACACTAGGCCACACACATACTACAGCCACGACGATCAGGCCATCAACATCGTGTTATACGCAGTCACGCTAGGTCTCATCGCACTCGTCATTATAGATACGATCATGCGTTTCAAGCGTTAGGCTTGGGCTTCTTCATCAACAGTTGCAATATGTTGTGATTGCCCGTTGCTGCTCGAGTGCCAGTCTTGGGTGTCTTGTCAGACGGGTCAGGCTGCTGCTTCGGAGCACTTTGAGGTTGGGCGGCCGTGGAGGGCGTCGGGAGGGTCGGTGCAGGAGTGAGAGCTGTTGATATTTCGCGTTTGTAAAGCACTCGAAGAGCTCCGACGTGACCGACACATGGTACGGCCAACAATCCGGATGGCAGCCTGATAGGCATGACACCCGTTTTCCCATCATGAGATCGAAATTGTCTGATGTCAAAACGACCGCCAAAATCTATGAGCCACTCCCGAGCTGGGGCGGTGGGTACGCAATTGAGTGGCTTGTTGTACAGTTTACGAAATAGAACGGCTGCGGAGCAATCTTTCGATTGGTTCATGTTGAACCCATACGTCTTCATACATCTCCAGCTGCAAAACATCGGACCCCCAACCCGGAAGGTGGCTCGCCTGTCGTCGTAAGAGCCTACCCACGGGATAGGGGGGCCTGTGAACGTGTGACAGCAATGGAAACAACAGACATTGCTGGATGTTGGCCAATCACCTTGTCCGGGTTTGCACACCCTGACGGTGTCTGCTGCAACGTACTTGAGATTCATGATGCATCTGCAAATACTTTCTGCCGTCATAAGTGCCGCTGTTTTAATTGCACAAAACACATATGACGATAGGAAAGGCTGCTGGAAGATTGGTCACGCAAAGCTTCGTGTGTGGAAACTGGCTGGCATTGCTCGTGTCCTTAATTTGTGTGAACAAGAGGGATGTGCCCTGCTTTGGTGTCAGTACGGTATTGTGGCAGACCGGGGCTGTGGGAGCACTGGTAGCGCTGTCGGTGGCTCGCGTGATCATCGTCGTAGACGCGTTTAAGACGAGCATGTTGTATATGAGAGTACTGTATGCGTGTGTTGAGTGTCGATCCCGGACTACGCAATATAGGTCTCTGTTGCATGGACAACGACAGGAACGTGCTCTTGTGGAAAACGGTGGACTTGCTGAAGGGTCAAACGGTGAAAAAGAGTGTGAGCACGGAGACGTCAATATCATCACTAGTGACACAGTTTGACGCCCTGCTGGACGCCACACAGCCACTCGACGTCGTACTTGTCGAGAAACAACCTCACACGAACGCCAAGATGCGTGTGATGGAGGGGATCCTCCTGACGTTTTTCAAGTGCAGGTTGTCTGGAGCTGAAGTGCGAACATACAGTCCTCGATACAAACTGAAGGGTCAAGAGGATACAAAGAGTTACAGTTCCAGAAAGACGCTAGCAGTGAAGCTAATCAAGGGCATTTTAGCAAACGATGACGGTGTCACCATAAATAAGGAGGATCTAACAGACTTTGAGCAAAGCAAGAAGAAGGACGATCGCGCAGACTCTATGCTAATGTGCCTGCATTATCTCGGTGTCACAACCCCGTTTGTCTAGACTCCAGTTGTCATCCGGCACAGGTTGTTGACTCATCTACACGCTGTTCGATTTCACACCCGTCTACCCAGGACGAATTCAGTCTTGTACCCTTGTAAAAGCGGTAGCACATCTCTGTCTTTCTCAGCTTGTGCCTCGCCAGGACTGGCTTGTACGTGTCCACAATCATCCTTGGTACAATCAGGCTGTTCTCCTCTGCATGTTTCTTGAGAGCATTTATGAAGTCTGACCACGAGACGAACTTGTCCTCATCCAGCTTCAACTCGCCTGAAGTGATGAAGTGCTCGATAGTGTTGCATGACGACGCCACCTCTGCTCGCACATCCGTGAAATACTTGTCTACACCCTTCCACATGTCTCCCGACCTCAGACACTTGAGCTTGGCGAGATACGCTTTGTTGCACTTGACGTACAATGCCGGTATCTCAACTCTGAGCTTGTCATCCAACCTCGTGTCCTTCTCTTGGACCACCGTCTCGAAATTGGCGACGAACCACCGACGGGACACGGAACCAGCATTGTCTACGAACGCTGGGAGCTCGTTACCAGCGTAGACACCCGGAACGGTCCATCTGTCTATCGATTCTGGTTTACAATGCTTAATGGCCACTGAGCAGCACTCGCCTGTGATGATTGATTGAAAGGTAGCCTGCTCCAAGCGAAAATCGCGTTTAATCTCAGGAGCCACAAACAGGTACTTGTCGTAGATGTCCATGAGTGGAAATTGCCGCTCCACGTTGTTCTCGATCTTCCCAACATCCTCCGGGTCGTAAAAACGTTTGATGACACCACTGATGATAGTGGACTTCCCCGTGTCACCGGTCCCCTTGAAGAAGAGAGCACACTGCCAATTGTCCAGAGAGCCCACGTCGTGCAGAAGCCGTCCGACCATCAGGTACAACCAAGCGGTTTTATCTAAGGATGCCACGTCAAAGCCTTGAGTCGTGAGGATCTTCTGATAGTTTTCGGTTTTGATCTCGTCCCATAGCCGCCCATCGAACCACTCTTCCTTGATATCTTGATCAAAGTATTTGCACGCTGCGGCGTCAGGGTAGGGGCGGTCTTTGAGGGGGGTGTCGTATGGTACAAACTTGTCTTCGACGTCCCATCGTTCCGGCCCCGTGCTATACGCTGTGATGTACAAGCCATTCCTGAAGGCTACGACCTTGCGACTCCTGTTCAGTTCCGGAAAGCGCCAATCTTCCATCTTACAGAGGTGGCTCACCACCGAAGTGATGCAATCACCGCGGGTGAAGGCACAAGCCATCATGTCTCGGTTGCTGCCCTGCCCAATGAACCTGTACACCAGTGCCTCTAGGGACATAACCTTCCGCCATGCTTGCGTGGGAGCTCCGTTAGACGTCTTGATCATCTCGTAACAGTCTTGCTCACATCGCCGGTAGTTATTGACGTGAATGAAGTCGAGCATCTTCACAATCAATCTCATGAGGGGTGGATTCTTCTCGAGAGCTTCGCCCTCTTCGTATCTCAACATACTGAGGTCTGCGTTGGTTGCCGGTAGGTAGCCCGGGTGGACAGTCATTGCGGAGCGAGTCAGCAACATTGCTGTCATTCCACAGTAGTGAACACACTCGTGAAGCTTCCGAACCCTGTCTCGAAGACTGAACTGGTCGTCGTCGTCTTGTTCATCCAAGACACGTTCAATACGCTCCTTCAGAGCCGTCACGCGTATGTTTTCGATGTAGCTGTTTTTATATACGGTTGTATCGTCATTGTTCCTGTCCAGCAGGTGGCTCTGGATGCTTTCCACCACACGATCTGCTGCGCACGCCGCCGTGCCGATGTGCCATTTGGCCTCCAATGTTGTCAGATGATCGTGGCAATCACGAAGTCTCATTCTCTTGAACGGCTCTGTAGCAGTGCATGCAGCGTTCTGCAAATCACACATACGCTGGTTGTAAGGGACTCTGGCACGTTTCGTCATCCTGGCTACCTGATTGTGTGGGCCTCGTCCAAATCAGTGGATTGTTCTGTTGGGCCATTTAAATGGCTTTCGGACTGGATTCTCAGCACCTGCCGATCCTTTTGGCGACACTCGTCATGCTAGTGGCCCTGTACTGCACGTTTGCCAAAGTGAACGAGCTCAAGACGAGCGTGGATCGTCAGCTGAAGGGCCCTCAAGCACAGGAGCAACCTCCGGCTGCCGCAGAGAAGCAAGAGGGGCCTCAGGTTCAGCCCGGCGTTGCTGAGATCGATCTCGCTGCTGGGGCCTCTGGGGATCCTCCACTACCCGCATGAAACGTTTCTTGTCCCTGGGGTCACACAGCTTGATTTGAAGAGCGGTTCTGTACTGTCTGGCAGGGACGCCATAGTTTATCATGAGCTGGAAATTCCACACCCCACAGTCGTGAAGTAGGGCCGAAACACTCTCGACCACCGAGTAAAAACGATAGGCGCGCGGAGAGACGATGTAGCAATCAATAAGGTTTGGGTTTCTAGTGTGCTCTATAAGAGTCCCGTACTCAAAGTCTCTCTGGAGCATCCAGTCACATCCATACTACGTTTTATATCATGTCCGCCCAACGCATAGGACGCTTGGGTTCCCACATTGCACAAAGACGCTTTTGTTGATCGTTGTTCAACCCCCGTAATGTGGCTTGTGTAACACCGACATCCAAGCTAAAACGCTTGATTGGAAGGTCGTACAGGAGGCGCAGTAGATGGGCAATGCAGTCATGAACGGTTTTGTCAGATGCGAACGTCAACGTCTGACTGTCTCCATTGCTTGCGATGATGCCATACTCACAGTCGGCGAACATCTTTACATGAGACACAGAAGTATTTTGCAGCGGCTGTACACGAACGTCGTGAAGCTCGTGCATCATCTGACCCCACTCGCGATGCAGGCGCCGCCGTGCTAGAAAGCAATTTGGATCGCTGATGCTGTGCCGGAATACCTTGGCTATAAGGGAAGCGGCAGCTGAGGCTCGTAGATACCAGAGCATACGCTGTCTGAGCTCATTCACACTATCTAGTAGTGCCAGCAACGACGAGTCAACGCGCGAGAAGTAGGTACAAGCTACTCGCCGTGCACGTGCATACCCCATTTTCTGTAGCCACTCGCGCCACATGTTCAATTCCTCCTGCAGCAGCGCTGCTTTGGCCATGTTGTTGAAATTGTTATCGAACCAGTCTTGCTTCTGCAGCATCCTAGTATATCATGGGGTTTGTTGTAGCTAAGCAGACCGCGCACACCGAAATTAGTCACGATCTCAGTACAGGGCGTGTGCATGTGAACCACTTCATGTCAGTAGCCAATACCACGGCATTGGTGTACATTACTTGCATGCACGTTCACAAAGGTGTACGTACAGCATAGCACGGTGTACACACCTAGCGTTGTACATGACCCTGTGTGTCGCGTTCAAATCTGATTATTTTTCGTTTACGGTAGCTAAATGGAGTCTGGCTTGAACAAGATCACCAAGCAGTACGACACCCTCGTCTCCAAGAACTCCAAGCAAAAGGAGGAGATTGCCAAGCTCAAGGCACAACTAGCCGAGTACAAGAGCTTGAACTCTAGGATCCGCCGTGTGCCTCAGAAGAAGAAGTCATCCGATGCAACCAAGGTTCCCACAGAGGAGTCAGCGACACCTGCTCCGACTACCCCTCCTCCTCCACCTGTAGCAGCTTGAAGCAGCTTGAAGCAAAATACGTATAAAGTCTTTCTGTGTTGTGATGTTTCCCACGCGTTTCATGTGAGTGCCATCGGTGCCACGCCTTTGGTCCTCAGACGATACGCTAGTAGCTTTTTTATGCCCTCCCATCATGGGCAGCAAAGTACAACAAATCACCGCCGAGCTCGAGACCCCCTGGAACCAGCTGTATACCGCTAGAATGCCCATGGAAGTTCAGCACAACGTCCAGAGCCTCAGGGTGGAGGCTCCTTATCTCCCAGCGCTCCACAGGAACGTCAACCTCACCAGAGCCGTCACACAGGGGGAGCTGCGAGAATTACAAGCCTCATGTGTGGTCTCGAGCATGCCGGTGTTGGAGGCTTTGGACAGTGTTTACAGATTCAACAATGCAGAATTACTATCGCAAGGTGGACACGCAATCACTTACAAAGTCCCATGGAAAGAGGTGCGGAAGCTCTCCCGAGCGGAAAGAGTTTCGAAGGACAGCATACTCAGATGTGAAGACTACAGGGACGAGCCAGAAAACAGCACGGTGGTCGTGCTCAAGGTCACCAAGCTAGCCAGCCCATATCTGATGCATGCTAGCATACGCGAGGCTGTGGTACACAACGAAATATGCTACAGGAAGGCTCCCGGCACGGACTGGCTGCCACCAGTGGAGGGCAGGCAGGTCGTGCCCGAGTTCTATCGTGGTCTGATAGTGAGGCCCCAGCGATCCTGCCCACTGTATATCATTGCCATGGAGCACATCGAAGGAGCTACGTTGCACAGGTGGAAGCAACTTAAACCAGACATATCTCCCACGCTGTTTGCAAACGTGGAGAAAGCCGTCAAGTCGTTGTGGTGTCTGGGTTACACGCACTGTGATATGCACAACAACAACATACTCGTGAGACAAGACGAGAGTGTACGACTGATAGATTTGGCTCAAGCAGTACCACTGCAGTACGAGATCCGGGCCCAGATACGCACCACCCTGACCCCCTGGACAGATGTGGCCGCCCTGTACTTGGACGATTACATGGGTATTCAGGCCTACAACAGGCGAATCATCAGCATGCGCATAGTCGAAAAAGAGCGTGACCCTCGCACCTTCTATCCTGAAGCCATTCGTCTGTTAGCACTCAGGAAGAAGCTGCAGAAGGAGACGACACTGGCCGACATGCAAGTCCAGCGACTCAAGGCCTGGTGGCCACGTGCACGTGTCGTACAGTTCCTAGCCATCCTCGAAAACCGCTCCGGTCCACTCGATGCCTCGGCCTGGCGCAGGCTACTGGGGGGAAATTAGAGCAGTCTTTTTTGTACCTTGATCTTACAATGGCCACATGCCTGCGAGTGTGTTACCATCAGTATGTAACAACAAACTCCCTCGTAGCACAAAAACTGTGGCTCCACAAGCACCGCCAAGGGGCAGCCCTCCCGTGTACATTGCCCAGTCGCCTCGTGCTCGCTCAAGATCCCCGGAAAAGGAAAAGACGGTCATCAGGAACAAGGTGCTGTGTGTGCCCTACGTCATTACCATGCAGAAGCGTGTGAGGTTTCTGATCGTGAAGGACGCTGCTTTCCAGGAGTACACGTTCATCTCAGGGGGCCTCAAACGGAACGAGCCCCCGGCTGTTGGAGCCATGCGTGAGCTGCGTGAGGAGACAAGAGATGCCGTCATCATCTCGCTGACGCAATGGAACCACAGGACCTTCAAACTGGTCACGGACAGCCGAGAACCCAAGGAACGTGACATGGATAAGGCACGGGGGGAGCGAGTGCTAACGACATATCACGTCTTCGTCGTTGACATTACCAACTACAAGAGTATAGCGAACATCCTGGACGGCTTCAAAAAATCGACGAAAACGGGGAAGGCATATATGGAGTGTGACGCAATTGCATTTGAAACCTTGGACCAACTCAAGAAGCGTAACCTGTGGAGCTTTATAAAAAGTGTCGTTCTGCCAAACCCCGAGTTCAAAAAGATCTATACACAGATTTCCAGAGGGTGTGTTGCGTAGTTTAAAGCGCTACATGTAGTTACCAAAAGCGATGTCTACCACACCATCGTGCACGTTTACGACGTTATAATTTACAGCGTACACTTGTAGGTCTCGCAAGTTAGTGATGTTTTTGGCTTTCGTCTCTGCAGCCAGGCCAGCATACGTGTCCTTGAACACACTGTCGGGGCTACTCTGCTTTAGTCGGAGCACGAGCTCGCTTTCCATGTTGGTCATGTCGCACGTACCGCTAGGCGCCAGTTCCTCGGGATGCAGGCTGAAGCTGAACATATAGATGCCAGGCAGGGGAGCACGCTTCGTGTACTGGCCTGGTTGCACGATCGAGTAGTAGGTTCCCGGCCGCTCGACCTGCCGATCGACACCGTTAATAGTCAGCTTTGCACTGGCTACTGGAGCGTACTTTTGAGACTGTACGTCTACCAGGCCGTACCCACCTTCGATGTCGAACTGGTTGGGCTGGAATGCCAGGTACAAGTTGTTCTCGTCTCCAACGTAACGCGCGTGATGGGTACGTGTGGCACTGGCAGGCAGTATGGTTTTCAACACAAAGTAGATGGCTTTGACAGGGTGCTTGAAGTCCAGCTTGACACGTACGGTCGTCATACCCTCCTCGCTCGGACCCTCTGTCAGTGTTCGACCTATACGTTGGGTCTGTTCCAACAGATAGGAATGGTTGCGGGTGAACAGCCTCTTGCGCTCTGCAGCATCTAAATACACGGCGTCGTAGTATACAGCCGCAGTGAAGTTGTCCGGTGACACGCCCACTTCCGCGGCACTCTCGAAGTCGAACACGAGCTTTACTGGCGAGTTGTACAGACACACGAGGGGAATAGCCAACCCACTGTGCCGCATGCTGCTGAATATAAGCGGGAGATACATCGTCTCGGTGGACTTCACCTGGGTCACCAACGTCTTGGCGTCAAAGTTTGTCATTTTGCGGTAGTGTGCACTCTCCTCCGACGATCGGTACAGGGAGTCGTGGATCCTGAACCAGTCCGAGGTGTGCTTGTCGATGACCGTCCCACCTATCATGAGTGTACAGGCTTTCACCAGGGCCTCGACCGGATAGTACGTACCTCGAGCCCTTGGGTAGCGGGTGTCGCTTTTCGTCAGCGTGACTTGCAAGTAGCAACGGTACAGCAGGTCTGCGTTGCGAGGAATGACAACAGATGCACTGCTGTCAAATCGGACGTCGTCACGAAAATCCACTCGGCAACTTTCTATAGCGAACGCTGTGTGTTTGGCATACGCGACGCGCCAAAAGGTCATGTCGTTACCCAGCAGAAACGTCGACTCTGCTGCAGGGGCCGTCAGTTGCAAAAGGCTGCCTGACATGTATACTACACAGTGATAATTTGTGAGGCGTGTGGACACGTCTTCACCGAAGAAACATAATGAGGCAGTACTGCAAAACGTGATATATGTGGCGTCGTAACCGTCGGATCCAACCCAAGCTGCATCTCATGATGTCCCTTCCCAAGTGTATGAGACACTGTCTTTCGCGGTTCAAGTTGCGTGTCGTTTGCTATGCCACCTACCTCTCCGTCTCCATAGTTGGGTGCCAGTCTGGGTCGGACATCACCGTGTCGTTGTTCCCGCGTGTCGTGCTGTGATCTACGGTATCTGCAGGCTCCTCCTTGTCCTCCCCCTCGACACATAGCTCACACACTTCCTGTGTGCCCAACAGCACGTCCAAGGCGGTCACGGGACTCAGCCCACGGCAATACGTACAGAACGTTATGACCTGCGAACAGTCATCCGTACAGGTGCATCTACGCACAAGCTTGAAAAGACATCCACAACAAATGGGACCGTCGCAACATTCGAGGTTGGTCTGTGTTCGGCAGCACTTGTCGGCACTGCAGAAGACCTGGTAACAGATCGGGCATTCGCAGATCTCGTCATCAGAGGTAGTTGGCAGCTCCACCTGAAAAATAGCATCGGCACGAGCGCGACGAGTGGTCATGCCGTACGTGTTCACGACATTTTGTTCTCAGTCTTTTAACGACGCCACAAAGTGCCGTGCAAACGAGTCCGTGTCCACCTTCCTGAGAACCTCTTCACGTCGCTTGTAGAGTTTGTCACGCATGTCGTCGATTGCAGAGTCCGTCAGACTTTGCAAGAAGTCGTGCAGCTCTGTGCTGGAATCAAAGCGCCGCAAATCTATGTAAATGTCGTCAGGAATGTCAACTCGCACACTGTTGTTACCGTAATATATAGGGATGCAGCCGGCACTGAAACAGTCAAAGATCTTCTCACTCACGTAGTTGGCTGCGTCGCAGTTCTCTATCACGACAGCAAAGGAGTAGCGCTGGTAAACATCCACCGCATGCTCTACATCGGAGCCCTTATGATTCGTGCGTACCACACGAGCATCTGGACCCAGGTCGGCCTGTTGCCAGCCCATTCCGTAGAGATCTATGGGCAGGTCACGAACGTACTTCTCGCGCAGACCGTCAAGCTGTTGTAATCTTACACCGTCAATCTCGTAAGTGTGTTGGCCATCACGGCGTTCCAAGACACAGCAAACACTCCTGGGCTTCGTGCACTCATTCACCCGCAAGCCCGCTGCACGGTCGGTGGCGTTGGATAAATCCAGCCAGTGCGTGTTGTGGGGACAGAAATGTGCACGTATCTGTGTGTTGCTCAACAGGGGCTCCCAGTATGTCAGGATCTTGTCGAAGTATCGAGAGAGGAAGCTGCGGCTCCATTGAGGGGTGTGCCTATAATTGGGCGACTCGAGCGTGTAGCACACCCGGGTCAGGTCATGACGGGCCTCTAGCCAAGTTAACGGCAAAGCGTCAGGGTGACACAGGTTCACAAGCACTGTGCTCCCAGGGGGGATCAGCTTCATGCACACGAACCCGTTCATGACGTTGTACTGTCTGGAAAGAGCGTGCAACTGGGTCACCTGCCATTCATCAAAGGCATAGCAGCGATCCGTCTTGTATAGACACTCCGTCACAAGCGACGTAGCACGTTCGTTGAAGTGAAACAGGTACAGATCTGGCCTGCTAAAGTAGTGACGTCTGATCTGATTGCCTTGTTTGAAGAAGTCTGCTCCCACGGACCTGTGAGTGTTGCCGACAGTGTACCTGACCGTATGCTGTCGAGATGTGCACACAGGGCCGTACTTGTGAAACAGATGCTTTGCGATGTTTCGATCTGCTTCACCACGCTCGGCATCCCTGAATTTGCTGTACCAAAGAGGGGTCACCTCGACGGCCACATGCCTGCGAAGCAAGTAACAGTTGGTGTCCACGAACCAGTCTTCGTGATGCAAGATGCTGGGCTCCAGGCAGCCCAAGCTTTCACATTCGTCCATACACACGTGTTCGTTGTCAGCATCGACTATACGCCTAAGCGAGTACGTCCACTGCTGCTTGTGTTGCAAAATGACGCGCACCAACGACGATAGGTGATTGTGCTCGAAGACGTTGTCCTCGTCGAGGAAGCACACAAAGTCCGTGTCTACAAGATACGAACATGCAGCGTACGCCCTGTGACCGTTCCATCCGTCCTTGCCCACGTTGTGTGGTAGCTTCAAAAGCCGGACATCTGCACCGTGCTTGAAGTGTGAGAGGGCGCTGTCGACGGCGTCGTAGGTTGTTGGGCCGTCGGCTACAATCAAGTGCTGTACACATGGCATGTCTTGTTGCTGTACTGACTGTATGCAACGTCTCAGATACCTCGTTCCGGTGGTCGGAGTTATTACGGTGATAGTCGGGAGATTCCTGAGCCGTCTCCGATGGATATCTATCAGCTGAGGTAGGTACAGGCCAGACGGGTCTTTGTCGTGTGTCCCAAACTGTGAAACGCACCGACTCACGATCAGATCGATGCTGTCTTTTTCGCGCAAGTAATGCATCGTCAACACACTCTGATCGTGACGGTGATCGATGAAACCCGATAGGTTGGGAGCCCGGCACGTGTCGTCAATGATCCCAGGAGTTAGACACCACCGCCTAAGACCCTCCAAGAATTTGATAGTCTTCTCATTCTTGCGGTAAACTTGCAGGCCTCCCATAATCTGGTATGCCAGGTAGAACTTCTCGTGGTTGGCGTCCATCATGTCGAAGGTGTCTTTCTTCGTGTACAGCTTCTGTAGATAGTTCTTCTGGACACACTCTCCCACACGAAACAACATGCCGTCACGGCCCTGCAGAGCTTGAACCGTGGGACG